GTCTTTCGCAGGAAGCCCCGTAATGACTTTCACTTGATCTCCGTTGTCGACGTGTTGTGCGATAGCGATTAAGCTCTCGATCTTGAACTCCTCTGTCGCATATCTATCGGAGTCACGAGCCGAACTCGATTGCATATTACGTGTGTCGCCCTTCGTATAAATAATGTCGTTATACTTGAAGAACTCTTTCGGAGCTGATTCTTCCCCGAATATATCTTCCCCGAGGTCGTGACGTTCTCGAAGTGTATTCAAGTAAGCGTCCTCCCCTCGTTCTGATTTGATCTTGACGAATGAGTTCGCTGCTTCGAATCCGATAACTTTCATAATCAATCTCCTTTTTCGATATGTAATTGTCGTTACTATACTTATATTTTACTAGAAAAGTCGTTACTTTGCAAGAGTTTATTTTCGTTCTTTTTCGTTACTTTTCGACTCTTAGTAAAGAAAAGGGAGTAATTAGTATACTCCGTTATCATTCATCCAATCTCTATCGGCAAACTCCTCGATAGGCATAGCGTAAGAAGGGGAAGCAGACGCTCTCTTTACGGATGCTTTTAGATGCTGCGGCAGGCTATCGAAAGAGAATAACTCGTCTACTTCGACTAGAGTTCCGTTTAGTGCTGACTCTTTCATGCTTGCGTCGTAGTCCGCTAGTTCAGTAGATTCAATCTCTTTGTCGATTTCGTTATTAAGATTATAAACAAGGAATGCGATTTCGCCTTTTTTGAATACGAACTTGCCTTGTGATTCTTGCTTTTTAAAGTATTTAAGAGTTTCTAAAGAGTTTAATACTGATAGTTTGTAATCCACGAATAATAGATTTCTTTTTGCTAGAGTCTTTTCGATAGCTTTATGTAACTTGATCTTATCTTCGATCTCGAATCCAGATAAAAGCATGTCGATATCTCTATCGAAAGGGGAAAAGGTTTTTGATTCCTTATAAACCGTTTCGAAAGATTCCTTGTGCGTGTCCTCTTGTACTATGTATTTAATATCTTTTAATTCCGAAGGAGAGTCTTGTTTAAAAGAGTCTTGATTCGGCAGTTCAAAAGAAGCCTCGATAGCTTGCTGCTGCTGCGTTTCTGGGGCCTCGACGGTTTGCAATGACGGTTTGCAAGACGCTTCGCAAGGCTTGTCCGAAGGAAGTTCGCAAAGGTCCGAAAGGTTTCCGAAAACATACACATTATGAGCGTATCCTCCGAATCTTACGACCTTTCCGTTGCTGTCTTTTTTGCTTCCAAGAGCTTTTAGAATTGTGATTCCGAAGGTATCCGCAGCCTTGATGAAGTTGTCGAGTGATCGAGTAGATACTTTCGCCTTGTCTGCGAGTTCGCTTCGACGGATGAAAGCTACTCCTCGAGTTTTCGCTCCAAGTTCGAATAGAGATTTGAGAACCGCTTTAAATGACGGTTTTTGCTCAAGAATCTCTGCGAATGTATAAGTAAGTTTGCGATAATGTTCGTTGAATGCTTCGAGAGTTTCGAAGTTTGATAGGGAATTGTATTCGTTGAAGTTTCCTGCTTGTATTGTGTTCATGGTATAGCCTCCATATTTCGATAAACTCGAAAGAGGACGCTCGTAGACGAGGGGGAAAATTGTAGAACGATTCCTCGACAAAAACGAGGAAAAATCCTTGCATATTCTATGTATAATCGTATATAATAAGGATATAAATTTAATTATAAAAGAATTTCTTCGGAATTTTCATTTCGAATTTTCTTTTCGGTAGTTCCCCCTCGCCAAAGTGGGAGCGTCAATCGAGCTCGTAGGACGGCAATCCTGCGGGCTCTTTTTCTTTTCGGTAGGTCTACTATAACATTGATACGAATAATCTGTCAAACATTTTTGAGCTAGCAGATTAATGAATAATTTACCAACGAAAAAAGAGAGAGCCGAAGCCCTCTCGTGTTTAAGTTAATCGTATGATATCGCCTGATTGAATCTGGAAAGCCATACATTCGCCTTCTAAGATTGGAACGATATATGCGAGAATATCCTCGAATTGATAATCTTCTAATCCCGCAAACTTATAAACTTCCGTTTCCGCTAATGATCGTATCGCATTCGATAGTTCATGAAAAAGTATTCTTTTGCCCATTAATCGAGAGCCTCCAATTCGTCGTAATCTCTTTCCGAGAGGTAGGCATCTATTACCGAATGGTCTTCGTTTTGCTTTTTATATTTATAAGCTGCGTCGTCCTCGTCTTTTGCTCGCATCCATGCAAGTTTTGATCTGCCGTCCTCGTCGTAGTACTCGATGAAGAAAGTCGGTAGATTAGGAGTAGGGGAGACAGCTACGGGAGCCGCCTCGATTACTTCGTCGAATAAAGATAACTGAGTCATATCATCGAGCCTCCAATTCTTTACGAAGGCTTTTAATTTCCTCGTTCTTCATGTCTCTATATACTCCGAATAGAATGTATCCGATGAGTACGTCGACAGCTAGTGAAAAGCAAGATGTGGTAGCCTCTAAGTGGAATAATTGAGATAGAATGAATAACATAATAAGTCTCCTTTTCGTATATGTAGTTTTGTCGTGTTTATCGTCCTTGTCGTTTGGACACTCTTAATATATCATGATACGATTTTTCGGTCAACTGCTTTTTCGTATCAAAAATAAAATGTTTACTTGCGAACATATTTCGGCTATACTACGATTAAGCTAGACATGCACGGACGCATTAAGAATCGTCTCTGATTCGAATTGTGTTTGTCGTGTATTGTCGTGCATGAATTGTCGTTGACGTTCGTGTATGTCGAGCTCATTGTTTACCTACATATTAAAAAATCGGGACCGTCTCATTTCGAGATAGGTCCCTTTTGTTTTATTCGGGTTTCTTCGGGTCTCTGACGACTCCGATTACGACTAGCAAGCCGATAACATAGTTAAAAGTATCGGTATACTTGACGACGGCTTTTGCGTCTACGACTCCGAGGTTTAATAGAAGTCCGAAGATAGCTGACGCTATAATCCCGAGAGTGACTTTGTCAGTCAAACGGGTTTTCAGTTCTTTAAGAGTGATCTTCCTCATGCGATTTCACCTCCTCGAAAGAGGGGAGGGGAGTCCTCCCTTATTTTAGTTTTCGAAGCTGCTCGGTCATTGCTGTACGAGTCTTAGGACCGAAGATGCCGTCCGCAGGATTGCAGTATACGGATTGGAAGCGATAAACTGCATCCTTCGTTTTTGCTCCGAAGTAGCCGTCTGCTGTGCCGCAGTTGAATTTTAAAGCGTTAAGTCCTTTTTGTAAGACCCTGATCGCTTCTCGATTCGTGCTCTTAGTAGAAAGAGTCATGTTCGGCAGAACTAGCAAAGCAAGGGGATTCTTCGACTTAGTTTCTGTTTTCTTAGCAGGAGCCTTCGTAGCAGCCGGCTTCTTTGCGGGAGCCTTGTCGAGAACCTTATCCGTGCCATATCCTTTGTACTCGAATTGAAGATGCGGAGAGTCGACGAAGTCCTCATCGGAAGTCTTTCCGTCATTGTCCCAATCCGCCCCCCATGTGAAGCCTAGACGTTTCGCTTCTGCGATAGCCTTCTTCATTGCTGCCGTGTGGTATGCTGATTGGCTCCATTGAGCTTTTCCTTTTACGATCGGTACGAAGTCAAGAGCCTGTCCGACTAAGTGATAAGACTTCATCGTTTGGGAAGCTCCCGAAGCGACATTCGCTCTCTGCTCGGCCTCTGTACGACGTGCATCGTAGATTAAAAGGTCTAAGTTATTTTTCTCAAGGAACTCGTGCCATTTCGTAGCTGCTGCTCTCGTATTCGGAGCAAGTTCTTTGATCGTTGCTAGATTTCGAGTTTTGTAAGTGATTGCCATTGTGTTTCCTCCTTTTGTTTTTGGGACCGAAAAAAGCCCCTTCGCATTAGTTAGCGAAAGAGCTCTCGGGTCTGGGACTTTCTTTTCCCTTATTCTCCAAAAAGGATAGGGAATGCGATTTTGATTCCGACTAAGCCGCCGAGTATAATCACGAAGCCTCCGAAAATCATTATGAGTTTCGAGATTAATCCCCACGTATTCGCAAGAAAGAGTTCTTGTCGTGGTCCGAATGCTTTTACTTCGGATTTGACTTCGCCCATATCTCGGGAAAGTGCTGCGATGATAATTCCGATCTCGTCCATTCTTTTGTCGAGTACGTCGATTCGTTCGTGTGCCTTCGCTGCATTTCCGTCCGCATCCTTTACCTGTTCTTTGAGCTGCTTGAGCTCCTTTAAGATTTCGATATGTTCTCGGACTACTTCATCGATGCTTTTCGGCTGCATTTCGATTCGTGTCGTTTCTACGCTCACGTATGTTCCTCCTCTCTGTCGTTGTTGTCGATTATCTATGAGTTAAAAAAGAGAGCCGAAGCCCTCTCTTGTTATTACTTGATTAATCCATTGACTAGAGATTCGAGTTTCTCGAGACGATCTCGGAGCTCTTTATTCTCTGACTTGAGTTCTGCGATTTCGGTTTGCATCTCGGACCGCATCTCTTCGACATCATCGTCGAGCTCCTGAAAGGCTTTCCATGTATAGGAGTTCATCGAGTATAAGTCGATTGTATCCGATGAGCCTTTAAGTTCATCGGGAGCCTCCTCATAGATTAAGCCGATTTGAACGGGAACCTCTTCTTTACTACGAGTGCCGACGAGATTAACTGTGTTTGTCTCTTCGTCCCTTTCGTAGATGTTGAAGTCGTCTTTAAGTTGGTACTCGTAGATTTGCGTCTCTCTAAGTACTTGACGAGCATTCCTCGAGAGTTTCTTTATGTTCCGCTTGAACTTACGTCTTGAGCCGACTGTGAACTTCGATGCGTCGATGTTAGCAAAAGCTGTATCGGCTGCATTTCTCGCTTGTAAGCCACCCGCAGTTAGGAACTTGAGTTTCGCAGTTCCGAAGGCTATTCCTCCGTTTGTGACTCCGTCGAAGGTGAAATAGTCCGAACTTCCGCCGACTCGGATAATGACATCCCCGTTGCTTCCCGCTTCGCTGTTCGAGATTGTTAGGATATTTTGATTCGCTGAGCCATATCCGATATAACCGAATCGAGAGCCTTGTCCTGTCGGAGACGTTCCGCCTTGAGGGAAAAACTCCATGAACGTATGCGTTGAGCCTACGAGCTTTAATGCGTTCGGAGATGTGCCTTTCTTACGAATGATTAGCGTTCCCGAATCGTCGAACTGCGATAAGTGTAGCTGTGAAGCATCGTATCCCTCTTGTACTCCCGTATGGAAATAGATTGAGTTGTCGGACGTGATGTTTATATGCTCGGACTCTATGTTCGTTCCTTCGGCAATTAAGCCATTGGCTACGGTGATCGGTGCTTCTCCGCCTCCGATGATAGTCCTTGCTCCGCCTCCGATTCTCATTACGAGCCCATTCTTCGAGCCCCCGAGAGTATCGATGAAAGGAAGGTCGACTACTTCGTAAACTCCCGTCGTTGCGTTGTAAGACTCGTAGTGCCCGAGGAATGTTTGAGCCATTACCTCACGAACTGAGACTCTTCCTAGATAATCGGAGATGTTCGGCAGCTTATCGCCTCCGCCTTTACGGAGTAACCATAGGGAATTTTCCGCATCATAAAGCATCGGTATATCCCCTTTGATTAGCTGAGCTCCGTCGAGCTCTATCCACTTGTCCGCCCCTTCGGACTTGAGTCTAATTACGACGTAAAAGTTCCCGTTCGTAAAGTTAGGAGTCGGAGCCGTGAAAGTGAATGCGAATCTCTCTGTCGGATTCATTCCGAAAGTCTTTTTCGATAGAGTGAAGGTTTTCGAAGTCTTTTGTCGTGAGACTACGTTTACCATATCATCGGTATAGAACTCGGCTTCGACGATTAGATTTCCGACCGATGCCGCATTTCCGACTTGAGTTCCGCTTTCGTTTTTGACGGTCATGTTTTGAGTCGGAGCGAATGCGTGAATCGAGAAGGTGTATTCTTGACCCTCCCTCGCTGTGACTGCTTGCTCGATGTAATTTACTCCATCGACTACGACCGACTGGAAGCCGAAAGGCGAAGTGATTGCTAGGTCCGAATACATTACCGAGTTTAATCTCGGAGAACCTATTCGATGCCATACTCCGAATATCTCCGTCGTGCCCGCATACTGATAGTCCTTGATCGGATAGTAACCGAGAAGATTTGGATAGGTATTACTTGTCCAATCGGGGTCCATCATCTCGAAGGAATGATCTCGGAGAAGGTTATTCGCTCGAGCGAGTGATTCCTTTAATCCCGTGATGTTATCCTCGATAGTGAAAGCTCCGTTCTTTACGTTTACTCCGTTCTTAGAGACCGAGGTCGATTGCTTCCCGTCCGTGCCCGTAACGACTAAGCCGTTCGCATCGAGTACGATTCCAGAAGTGGGGGAGAGAATCCTCGTAGCTTCTGCGTTAAGCTCGTTTGCTGCCTCATAAAATGCGACTCGGTCGAAGATGATGTCCTTTATTCCCGCTCCTACTGTCGACCAATTCCCTAAGACGTATCCCGCATAATCTCGGAAAGTGCCTGTGAAGTTGGCCGGTTTCTTTAGAACTGCCGTGACTGTGTACCATTTACCGAGAATCGGATTCGGCTCGTATGTCTTGAGGTTTAGAGTCGCTCGGTATGAAGTGCCTCCCGTATTGTACCAATCGAGAAGGACACAAGCTCCGTCCATGACTCCCGATACGAGCATAAAATCGACCTCGACTGTTACGTATTGAAGGTCTGTCGGATTCGGGAAGAACGCTGCTGTGTTCATGTTCATTCCGACTTGTTCTGATGTGGTCGTCGATACCATTCGAACTCCCGAGCCTCCACGAGTAAGAGTCGTCTCTTTTGTCGGAACTTTGTTCCATGCTCCGAAGCCTACGGGATATGTTCCCGTCCATTTCGTGAATAACGAGTTACTTGAGATTAAGCCGGCTCCTATCGCTGTGTCTCGAGCTGCATCCGATTTATTCGTTGCGTCGGTCGCTGCTGTTGAGACTGCCGAATTTTTTGCGGCATCGGCTTTCGATTGAGCTCCGGTAGTGGACTCAAGAGTTCCCGAGCCTACATTTGCCGTGATCTTATCGTTTGCTGTTTTCCCTGCATTCGCATTCGTTACGACCGTGCTCGCTGCCGTCCCGTTGACTGTTCCGGTGATATTTCCTGCGAAAGCTACTGTCGTCGAAGGTTGATACGGGTTTTCCCCCGTGATCGAGGACTTGACGATAGCTGAGCGTAAGATTCCATTCGCATTGATATCCTTGTCGACTCTTCGATATGCTTGTATTCCGAAGGTGTAATACTTATTCGCTGCTACTCCTTGAATTACTATCGATCGATTATCGTAAGCCGTTGTAAATACTTGCTCGAGAGCCTTATCGGTCCCGAATGTATAAGCCGTGTTTGCAGTTGCCGCATAAACATAAACGATGAATCCGTCTATGTCGTAAGCGTCGCCCGTGCCTGAGAAGGTCCACTCGAAGGAGATGTCGACCGAGCCGTCTGTATTTACTGTATGATCGACTGTTGCTCCTGTTGTGTTAAGCGTAGGGTTTGCAGGAGTAGTCGATTTCCTGTCGTTTCGGTTATTGAAGTTCGCTGCTGCTGTTGCGATTGTTGACGCTGCTACTCCGTTTACTGCTGCCGTGTCCTTCGAAGTATTTGCCGAAGTTACGTCGGCTCCTGCTGCTGCCGGCTTTAAGGCCTCGATCGTTGTTCCCGATGCGTACTTGATTTGACTCGCATTTTCGGGAGCTGTCGGAATCCATGCCGAACCATTATGCCGGTACATGATCTCAGGAGTAGTTCCCGTCTTGAGCCATAATACCGTAAGGTCCGTCGGAGCTGTGCTCTGCTTGACGATCTTTTTCTCACTCGCTGCGATAGCTGCGTTCTGAGCATTGGTCGCCTTTGTGCTTGCGTCACTTGCTGCCGAGTTGATAGCTGCTGATTTCGCCGCATCTGCCTTCGTCTGTGCGTCGGTTGCTGCTGCCGTTATAGCTGCCGATTTTGCTGCGGCTGCTGCTGAATCTGCATAAGAGTTCGCATCTGCAAGAGATTGTTCTAATCCTGCGAGATTTGCTTTCTCCTCTTCTGTAAGAATGCCGTCTGCATATGCTTTCGCTCGAGCTTCGGCAAGGTCGGATTCTGCTTTCGCTGCTGAGATAGCTGCCGCCTTTGCTGCGTCTGCTTTTGTTTGAGCGTCTGTCGCTGCTGCGGAAATAGCTGCGGACTTGGCGGCATCTGCTTTCGACTGTGCTCCTGATGGAGTTTCGGCTCCTACGTGTGCGGCGGTTGTCGGTGCAAGTGCTACCCATGCCGAGCCGTTGTATCTGTATTGAAGTTCGGGAGTAACGCCCGTTTTAATCCAGATAACCGAAGTGTCTACGGGAGCCGTAGAACCTCTTTGCATTCTTTTCTCTGATGCGTTAATCGCTGCGGCTTGTGCTGCGTCTGCTTTCGCTTGAGCTGTTGTAGCCGCCGAACTGATTGCGGCTGCTTGAGCTGCGTCCGCTTTTGCCTTTGCGTCGGCTGCGGCGGCTGCTTTCGCTGCTGCCTCGGCTGCATCGGCTTTCTTCTGGGCTTCTGCGATAGCTGCATTCTCCGCATCCGTAGCGACTCCGTCTGCATAAGCACGAGCTCGAGTGTCTGCGAGGTTAGCTTGTGCGATTGCCTCTTCTTGAATAAGGTCGAATACCCCATCGTCTGAGCCGACTTCGTATAATCCGAACTTAGTTGCATACATTGTCGAGCCTTTCGATGCGTCGATCGTCTGGAATGTTAAATAGACTTTTGGTCGAATGTATGCCGAATTGACATCGTAGAACTTGAAGTCTGTATCAGGAGTTAAGGTGCTTTGCTCACCTACGCTCGAGCCTTCTGCCCCTGAGTCATGAGGAGCGATAAGAGCATAATGCTTCACCCATTTTCCCGTGCCTGCCGCAGTTGCGACCGCTCCGCTTACGATATAAGGTCCGTTCCCCGCATCGTTGTCGGCCTTTCCTCCGTTGTACTCCTCATATCCCCAATAATACTTAGAGTTTGCGTCCGATGCTTTCACATAGACTTCGAGAAGATACGTCTTTTTCGGATTGATCTTGATATAGTTCGGGAAGGTCCATCCTGCATCGTTTTTCGTTGCACCGGCCGTATGAACTTTCTTGAGAATCCTTCCTTTAATTCCGTCGGGAGTGTAGTCCGTTACCCATGTATAAGGAGTCGCAGGAGTAAGTTTTTCGATTCCCGAGATTAAGTTCGTTCCAGACTTTACGGCTGCATACCATTCGGCTTTAGCTTGAGCATTTACTCCGACATCGTCTGCGTATGCGATAGCTGCTGTTTTTGCCGCATTTGCTTCGCTTGTAGCGAATGACTTCGCAGTTGTGAGATTCGCTGCCGCTTGATTGATGCGGGCTGTTTCTTCTTTCGTGACTACTCCGTCGGCATAAGCTTTCGCTCTCGCATCTGCGAGAGCTCCCTCGGCTGTTGCGGCTGCTCTCGCTGCTTCTTCGGCATCTGTTTTCGCTGCTGCTACTGCTTCGGAGATTGCCGATGCTTTTACCGCATTTGCTTTCGCTTGAGCTCCTTCGGGAGTTTCTGCTCCGATCTCTTGAGCTGATGTCGGAGTCGCCGGAACCCATGTCGCCCCGTCGAATTTCTTCCATACGAAAAGCTTTGGATTCGACATATCGAGCCATAGCATATCCGTATCGACCGGAGGCTCTGCTCCTTTGTAAACGACTTCGGCTGCATCGGCTTTCCCTTGTACTGCCGTGATCTGATTTTGCATCGTTTTGATGATCGATGGAGTCGAGATATATAATTTTACGTACTCACCGAGAGTCACTTTATCCTGCGTCGAATCCGTGTAAGAGCGAACGATTTCGATAGCTCTCGCATTTAGAGCAAGATAAGGCTCGAAGTTCATGTCCTTTACGATGATTGTATCTCCGAGACGAACGTCCTCGTGTGAGATGCCTGCTTTTCTTTCAAGCATTACGACATCGACTTCGTAAGTGTATCGAGGATTCTTCCTGCGATTTAATTCCTTAGTCGCTTTGTTTAGAAGGTCCTGCGGATTCTCCGCATCCTCATTGATATAGACTCCGAAGATATGCTTCGATGTTCTGCTCCATCTGTCCCGAGCATCGCTGTCCCATATATAATCGTAATTATTATTTACGGATTTTATAGTCATGCGGACTCCTTTTGCGTCGGCTTTCCCGATAGGGATAATCGCTGTCGCTAATTCGGTAGAGTCCTCGATGCGTCGTACTCCGATGATGTCTTTCGCATATTCGAATCTTTTACCTGTTTCCTCGCCTCGGCGTTCTAATAAGTCGATGTAACGATATCCGATTCGTGTTACTTCCTTCGTAGCATCTCCGTCCTGAGCATCCTCTTTGATTAAAGAGATTCGATAACGAAGTTCTCCTCCGAAGCCTTTAGCGATGTGCTGAACTCCGTAAAGAGCTGTTTCGTAGTTTGAGAATCCGAAAGTATTAGTCGTCATATAGTCGACTTTACCCTTTCTCCATAGAGTACCATTAAGGACGAAGTCCATCGCTGCCGAAGCCGTGTAGCCATATCGGTACATCGGACGGATGATGTCTCCGTTTAATTCGGAGATAGCTGCATTCTCCGCATATACTTTTTTGATGTATTGACCGTCTCTCGAATACTCATCGACATTCTTTATCGTGAAAAGAATAAGATTGCCGTCTAAGTCCTCACGAACGACGAAGTTCTCTGCTTTTACGAACTCGGATGCTTCATGAGCTGCGGGCATTTCGAACTCGTAAGTCGAAAGAGAATCTTCGAGTCGCTCGGTATGTTTATCGTTCCAGTATGGACAAGCGTTCGGGCTGTCATTATTTAAAACGACCTCGACGACTTCGTCTACGTTTAGAATAAATATCATAGAATTGTTTCCTCCTTATCGGGCATTAAAAAAGAGCCTCTCGCATTGATTAGCGAAAGACTCCTTCTTTTTGGGACTATAAATATCGAGGGCGATGCGAGACTATTACGTCCGTTTTATTATCAGGCTCGAAGGTGATCGGATGCGATCGCCCTCCGTTGAGAGAGAAGAACTCACTCGATAGAGAAAGATAGTCCATGAAAGGAGAGCCGTTCAAGTAGACAGCTCCTTCCTCTGTGTCGATCTTTAGCTCATCGCCTGCCTCGAAGATTACTTGATTCGTGTTCTTTGTTACGTTCTTTAGATTCGTGAGGGAGACATATGCACAATAGGCAGTAGACATTGCGGGATTCGTTTTGTACTGCCCGACGTGAACTGCTACTCCTGCGATCTGTCTTTGAAAATCGTTGCCCGAATCTGTGAACGAGAAATTCTTGATTAACGACGTTTTACCTGTGTTCGGGTCTCTTCGTTCGATTCGAGCTGTAATCTTTTTACCTACTCGCTTAATTTGAAGCAAGCCGTAAAAGTCTCGATAAGAGCCGTATTGTTCGGGAATGTACTTATAATAAGTGACCTTTTTCCCTTTGACTTTTTTAGTCGCTTTGACCTTTTTAGTCTTTTTCGATACTGAGCCCGTGTACTTTGCGAGATATTTCCCTGTTGCTCTTGTTCCGATACGTGCCTCGAAAGTTGATACCTCATAGCCCGAAGTATCGACGAGAGCTACCTTTCCGAACTCGTTCCCGTTCGCATCGAGAAGATAGACCTCCACTCGACCGATTTGCTTTTGATCGGTTGCATAAAGCCCGACGACTGTGTCTAGCTGAAAGTCTTGCAGGGGAGTCGGATACATCTTTCGCATTGCGGGACCGTGCCACTCCGAACCCGAACCGTAAGAGCTCGCTCGGAATGATTGTCCTGTTGAGTACATCGTACCCGTCGAGACTCCGCCGTCGACGTAAGAGTGTCCTTCCCACGGAGTAACTGCGGACATCTGGTCGTTTATTACTTTTTCATTCTTTTCGACGATTAGCTGATCTGCTGCATTCGAACCTACGAAAACATGTTGCTTCTTCGTAGCAAGTGCGAAGTAGGTAGAGTCTGCCGTGAATGTTACATCGTACACGGGGAAGGTTTTCTCTTTTCCTCCGATTACTAGACTCGCAGGAGATGTCGTAAGTTTAGGAGATTCGACTTCGGGTCCATACGCATACGGGTCGGGGCATATGAACGTAAGCTGAGTCGTTCCCATTGTGACGAGATGATCTAAGTTTGTATCTCCCGAAAGGAATCCGAAGTAAGATTTATCAGGCTCCACGTCGAAGATAAGTTCGTTTTCCTCTTCACCGTCCGAATCGAGGTCGTCGTTCTCAAGTAGCCATCGAGCTACTGCACGAGCTTTGTTGAGCATGTCGCTTTGTGAAGTTCCGACGATTGTTATGTCGAGTTTGAATTCACGAGGTCCCATCTCTCGGCCGAAGAAGTGAGCCCCTTGCATTGAAGGGACGTTGATTAACTTCGGAGTAAGGGGAGCCATGATCGAACGTGTTATCTTGTTTAGAATGACTCCGTAAGCCGAGGAGTGTTGTCCACGGTATACGAAGCCTTGTAGTCCTGTTAATGACGGCATTAATATTCTCCTCTCGCTCTTTGTTGTTGTGTCGCAAGGCGATCGAGTTCCTCTGCGATTCGTTTCACGTCTGCCTCTTCCCGAACTACCATTTGAGCGACTTGAATCGTAGTTTTTGCGACTGCCTCTCCGACTGTTGCTTTCTTGAGATTTCCTGCTGCTACGCTTCCGAAAGTACTAATCATTCGGAAAAGGTTTGATTGCTGCCCTTGAGTAAGAACCATCTCATTACGCAATAAGCGAACATCTACCTCGTCGAACTTCGGTGCTGAGAACCCGAGCGATCTTAGGGACGGAGAGCCTCCTTCGTGGAACTTCGGCAGCTCGTGAACCGTACCGCCTCCGTGCTTTTTCCCCGATATCTTGTCCCATGCGGAACCGACTAGAGAAGCCGTCGCTTTGACTGCCATTGTCACGGGACTAAAGTTCGCCATAAACGAAGCTGTATTTATTAACTTCGCAGTAATGTTCTTCGTGCCCGCTTTCGTAGCTGCTGCGTGATTCTTCGAGTTAGTGCCGTTGTCGTTCGCCTTGACCGTTTTCGTGCCCGACTTGGTTGCGTCCTTATGATTCTTTTCGTTCGTGCCTTTATTCTCGGTCTTTACCGTTTTCTCTCCCGACTTGGTTGCGTCCTTATGATTTTTGTCATTCGAACCCTTGTCCTTCGCCTCTACTTGCTTGTCGCCTTTTTTCGTAGCATCCTTGTGATTCTTGTCATTCGAGCCCTTGTCGTTTGCTTTGACCTCCTTCTCGCCTTTCTTCGTAGCGTCTTTATGGTTTTTCGAATTGGAGCCCTTGTCCTTCGTCTCGACGTTCTTTTCGCCCTTCTTCGTAGCCTCTTTATGATTCTTCGCATTAGAGCCTTTGTCGTCGGTCTTGACTTCTTTCTTGACATCTTTCTCGAGCTCTTTGTTCGTTTTCTTGGCTTCGTCCTTCATTTTTGTTACTTTGCCCGTGTTAAGGTCGAGCTCGTATCCCTGCTTCTTGAGTGCATCTTGAAGTCCCTTGAGAGCCTTCTCCTGATCTTTTGTCATTTTGGCATCTTTGTCCTTGATACCGAGATGATCTTGTAAGAGTTGTTTCGCATTCAGAAGCTCGTCGTTTTGCCTCATGTACTGATCGACTAGGGCTTGAGCTTGATCTTTCGTGAGCTTTTCTTTCTTTGCCTTCTCTTCGACCTTAGAAAGAGCATCGTTATTCTTGATGATCTCTTCGTTAATGAGGTCGATTCCTTCTTCCTTCTTGCCGTTTAATCCGACTTGAGAAAGAATGATGTTCGCCATCTGCTGATCGACTGTATCGAGAAGCCCGAGCTCCTTTTCGACTTCCGCTCCTTCTTTCTGTTTTGCGAGGAGTTTCTCTTGAACTTTGACTTTCTGCTTTTGCAGACTGTTAAGTTCGAACTCTGCTCGCTGTTGCTCTTGCTTATGGAAGTCTGCGGCTCCGACTTGGTTTTCCTCACGAGCCTTCTTCTCGGCTTCCTTTTCCTTCGTGATCTTTTTCGAAGTATCAAGGATGTCTTTCTCGATTCCTGCGAGTTCCTTGTTAAGGTCCTTCATGTCGCTATTGATTTGCTTTTGTTCCGATCGATTCTTTTTCTCGTCTGCTTCGGCTTTTGCTTTCTTGATTTCGAGTTCAAGAAGAAGCTCGTCTCGTTTCGCTTGCGTATACTTGCGAACTGCTTCCGTACCGGCTACGACGATATTATTCTGATCGGTGATCGCATTGTTTGCGTCTGGGACCGTCTCTGCGAGGTCTTGGTTTATCCCGACTAACTCGTCGAGTTCATCCTTAGATAATCCCGAAGACTTTTGCAGCTTTTCCATCGCATCTTTGATCTTCTCGAGTTCGCTTGACGACTGAGTCGTTCCGAGTCGCTGATTAAGGTCGATGTACTCTCCGAACTGCTCGTTCGTAAGTTTCATTTTTCCTTTTAGGAAGTCGAATCGATCGGCAGAATCTTCGAGAGACCTCGTGCTCTTCGCTACTTCGTCGAGTTCTGCGAGTGTTTTCGTACTCATATCCTCGGCCCCATCTCCGACACTCAAGAACGCTCCTGCAAGAGCTCCGAGTCCGAGCATTAACCATCCCGTAGGTCCCATCGCTATTTGAAGAGTCTTGAAAGCAAGGGGAATTTTTCCGAGAGCTGAGTATAAGAGCCCTGCTGCTGCCGCTCCGCCTGCGATCTTTAGTGTTAATTCGATAAGGTCGGGATCGAGTTCCGATACTACATCGACGATGTTTTGCATAATATCGACGACTGCTTTCGCCTCTGGCATGAAGGACATTCCGAGACTGATTCCGACTCCCTCGACGGCTGATGTTAAGTTATCCCATGCCCCCGCTAAAGTGTCTTTCATCGTAGCTGCGAAGGCTTCGGCTGCTCCGTCTGAATTCTCAAGCTTCCTCGAAAACTCTTCGATTGTGTCGCCGCCTTCGTTTAGTAGAGCAAGGAATCCTGATGATGCTTCGGTTCCGACGAGTGCTGCCGCCGCAGATACCCGATCGGCTTCGGATTTCCCTTCTAATGATTCCGAGATAGCGTCGATCATTTTAGGAAGAGAAAGCATTTCCCCGTTAGAATCCTTTACGGATAAACCGAGTTCTTTCATCATCTTTTTTCCTTGTCCTACGGGATTCGCAAGAGCAAGTAAGGAAGTTCGAAGGGTCGTTCCTGCTTGAGAGCCTTTGATTCCGTAGTTTGACATTAAGGCGACTGCTGCTGCCGTATCTTCCATACCGATTTTCAAAGAAGATGCAACGGGAGCAACGTACTTCATAGCCTCTGCCATGTCGGGAAGGTCCGTATTCGCATCGTTCATCGCTTTTACGAGAACGTCTACGGAGTGGGCCGATTCGGTTGCGTCGATTCCGAATCCTGCCATAATAGAACCGAGCCAATCGGCTGAGCTTGCAAGGTCGACTTGTGCCGCTCCTGCTAGATTTAACAGGCCGGGCATGGATGCGATAATATCGTTCGTCTTGAAGCCTGCTGCTGCAAGTAAGCCCATTCCGTCGGCTGCCTCTGTTGCTGAGAATGCCGTCGAAGCTCCGAGGTCTAATGCGGTTTGTTCTAACCTTGCGAAGTCCGAATCGGTAGCTCCCGAGATAGCTTTTACTTTTGCCATCGACTGCTCGAATCGAGATGCCATAAGTACGGAGGAGCCTACTACTCCTACGACTCCGACTCCGACTGCTGAAAGAGCTGTCTCGAGTTTTTCTTGTGATTTTTTCAGTGTGTGAGACGCTTGTCCCATCGTGTCCATTGATGATGTAGCTTGGTTCATCGCATTCATGAACTGTTGATTATTTAGTACTAATTCGGCTTGAATTGTGCCTGCGTTAGCTGCCATCGCCTCGCTCTCCCCTTTCGTATGCTTTTAGCGTTCGAGTTTTGATTTTGGGACTTTATCCGTTCATCGCTGCTGCGAACGCATGAAGCTCGTCCATTTTGTCTCGATCGAACTGCTCGACTTTTTCTTCGATTCCTGCTGCTTTCGTTAAGCCCTTGATATATGCGTCGTACTCGGATTGCTCCATACGATGAGCATGTAAAAGTTGTAGGTGCTCGAGTTTGTCGATTGCTTTTTGTTTTCTCTTTTCGTCGATGATGTTGAATATGTCGATCATGTAATACTCTTCTTCGATAGTGATTTGAGATACTCCGAGGACGACGGATGCGTCTCGAAGATAATCGTCGATCGTGGCTTTCTCGCCTTCCTCCTCGGTCTTTACTCCGTCGCTGTCGCTATCTCGAATTTCGGAAGAAGGCTCTTGACGTTTTTTACTGCCCTAGAAAGGTCGTTCTTTTCGGCTGTCTGCGTAAAGAACTCGATTATTTCGGGAACTCCTGCATTTTCGTAAAGGTATTGTCTGTTAATCCCTGTTAGGACCGCAGTTATGTCGAGCATCTCGTCGAGTCCGATATCGAGTGCCGAGATTGCGTATGCTGCGAAGTCCTTTTCGGGAGCCATCGCAACTTTGATGATTAAGTTCGGGAGATTCTCCACGACTTGAAAAAGTTCTTTCCATTTCTTCGGAGTTAATTTCGGGATAGTTGCCGACTTGTCTCCGAGAAGAACCGTGTCTTTTCTTATGAATTTGCATCGCATCGCATCGGATGAGATAGGCTCTTTTGCTTTTCGCTTGAAGATGTTCATTTCGTTTCCTCCTCGTTTTTAGATAAAAAAAATAAAGGAGCTAAGACATATAGCCTCGCTCCTCCGTGTTTGCTACTCTATTACGTAGTAACTGCCGTCTCATCACCTAGAATGAATAACTCGCCATTCTTTGCGATGTCTGGGTAAGCAACGAAAGTGATTTTCGCTACTCGCTCATTATCCGAGTTGTACGTATATTCTGGGTCTGTGATAGCTCCTGCAAGTGGGATTGTCACCCAATCGTTAGCAGTTGCGGACGGGTCTGTCGGTTTGATTACTAGCTTTTTAGCTGCTGCAAGCATGTCGAATCCTGCTGAACCGCTCACGGATAGCTTCTTCTTGATGTTTGGAGCTGTTCCGGTTTCTACGTAAGTAGAGTTCGGCATTACTGCGGATAACTTTTTCAAGTCATGCAATGCGAACGGAACTGTTGCGTTTGCTGTACGACCTTTCAGAACTGATTTAACAGTTGTTTCCCCGTACTGATCGACCTTTACGTCTTGTGTAGACGTTGAAGCTGCGAAAGTGATACCGCCCTTCGTGATGTCGAATGTTACCATTGTCGCTCCTGTGCCGAACTCAACGATTGCTGGTCCGATAGGTACGTTAATTCCTGCCATGTGATTTCCTCCTCGTGATTTACGGACGGATAACCGTCTCGAAGTTTAGGGAAAAGACGGGACGTTCTGCCTCGTCAAGTCCAATAAAAATAGGAGTCGAGCTCTGCGGTCGGATAATGACTACGGAGTTCGCTCCTATTTGCTGCTCTTTTTTGTTTTTAAGTGCATCGAAAATCTCGTATGCCCTCGCTTCCGTGTTTTCGAAGTCTCTCGCTTTTCCTCTCACTAAGACTTGAAAGTTCGGATATTTAATCCCTGTCTCTGAGTCCTCGGGAGGTCCCGCATGTATCGCTATTACTCCGCATTCATCACTTGATGTCGTCGGGAAAGCATAGGGATAATATGAAAAGGGGACAAGCGAGTTCACGAAGTCGATGAGTTCTTGTATTTTCATTTAACCGATGCTCCTTTCGACTGCCTCTTTCATCCATCGAAGGTATTTCGCTTTTTCTCCATAGAGAGGACGGGAGAGATATTTATTCCCTACGTGATATCCGTCCGTGCCTTGAGATGCCCTCGAGATAGGTCCGAGTTTGTAAGTTGATTCATGCGTCCATAATGCGTAATTGAAGTTATCCTCTACCGCTCGGAATGAGACTGTCCCTTTCAAGGTCCTTAGTTTGACCGAGCCTGTGACTTTCTTTTTCACGGAACGACGAAGAGTACTCTTTCGTATCGGTGCGATATTACTCGAGATTCTTGCGAGGTCGTCGACGATGTCTTGCATGGTATCTCGTAGCTCTCGTTCTAAGTTCGTTTGAATCTGTTGTGTTAGATTCAAGAAATTCGACGCATCTATGTTCATACTCATGTTCATGTTCATAGAAGGACCTCCGTCATATCGGGATTTCCTGCGAAGTTTCTTTTTACTTTGATTCGAGAAGGCTTCCGTTTTACCGTGATGCCTAACTCATTCGTGAACTCGATCTCATCATCATAGGAGATGTTTGCTAGTCCATCGAGAAATACTCTTATCTCGAAAACGACTACCTTTCCCGTAACGTATGACTCTTGATCTGAGGTAACGAAAGAGCCTTCATCGACACGAGCTTTCATGACGATAGGAGCTGAGACGACGGGATTTCCCCATCGATCTAGTCCCGCATTTCCTTCGACTCTTTTATGAATTAAGACTTTTTGATTTAATGGAATTAATGCCATTACATAATCACGTCCTTAATCATTCGAGAGCCGAGTTCGATGTCGTTCGCTTTGCCGATTAACTTTTTGACCTCCGAAGTGATTGCGTCCTCGATGTTCTCTTTTGCTGCTGTCTCTTTGAACGTAAAGGAACCGACCCCCGTTACGGAGAATCCTGCGACTCCTTGTTGATTCATGCGGTTTGTATCGTTAAAAACGATTGCAAGTACCGCAGAAAATTCGTACACGGCTTCGTCTGGGATTTCGTATTCGGGATATTTGTCCGATAGTGTCCGAGATGCTACGTTGAGGATTCGAGTCTTTTTATCGACATCGGCTGCCATCCAATCGGCATTGTCTATCACGAATGAAGATGTATAAATATCCGCATTGCTGATCGTTAATGCCATTCAAGCCGCCTCCTTTATTCTTCGGAGGTGTCGGCTTTAGGCTTTTCGGCTTTTGGCTTACCTTTCGGCTTTGCTTTCGGCTTTACCTCCGTTTTATCTTCCTTCACTTCATCGACACGGACTGCATCTCGAAGGTTTTCGACCTTTTCGATTACTGCCTCATCTTCTGTCGAGAAAGCTCCGTTCGAAAACTTGTGAGGCTTGCCGTCTACGAAGAACGTAAGCTCTAAGAATTTACTCTTGAACTGTGCCATCGTTTCGCCTCCCTTTGTTTAAAAATAAGAGCCCGAACCGAAGTTCGAGCCCTGTCTTAGGCTATTAACCTAAGTTTTTGATACGAGCGTGAGCTTTTTCTTGGAAGAACTCTAAAGAGTACTCGCCTAGAATCATGCCCTCCATGTAATCGCCTTTGATGCCTAAGTAAGTATGAGCGAACTCACGGCCTACTAATGGACGGATAGCGATACGGTTTGCGTCGATCACTAATACTTCATCGCCTTGAAGGTTGTTGTTTAGAACTACCTCAGCAGAACCGAAGTCCGTTGCGATGTGATCTACGACTACTCCACGAGAGTTTTGCTCTTGAGTCAAGCGAACTTTCTCGGAGTCTAGGTTTGAGATAGCGACTTTTTGCTTCGCTCCTACTACGATTACGAAGTTGCCTCCGCTTTCCATGCCGCCCTTCTCGAAGATGCTTTGGAATGCTTCTGTTAGCATTGCAGGAGAGATAGCTTCGCCGGCTGCATCTTGAACGTTCGTTTCGATGAATGAACGGATACCACGCATCATGCGTTTAGTGCCGTTTTCGTAACGAATGCCGTTGATGATCGCTTTCTCTAATTGAAGCGTAAGCTCTAATTGTTTCTTTTGCTTTTCGCTTTCGTATAGATTGTCGATGCCGTACTGATTAACTGCCATAGCAGTACCAGAAAGCTTCACGGAGTCGTCGAAGATTTGCGTAATGTTGCTTACACGCTTACGAGGCTTGTAACGAGATGTACGAGCTTCTTGTCCTTCGTCTCCTTCTGTGAACATTACTTCGGCTTTTGTGCCTACTGTGATCGCTGCTGCTGATGTGCCTGCGAATCCACGAGTTACCGTTAATTCTTTAGCTCCTACGTTTACCGCAGATACTAGAACTAACTCTTCGTCGATTTTTAGAACATGACCGACACGGAAAGGCTCTACGTCCGCTACTTTTAAAGTCGTTGCGTCGACTGCTGCTGCTGTTGCGATTGCTGCGTCTTGTCCGAACATTTCATCCTCGAACCATACATGCTCCACGTTACCGATAGAAGAGCCGAAGCCTACTAGGGAAATCATCGGTGCTTGTAATGGATTAAGAAGTTTTAACTCGTCGACGATAGACTCACGAACTCCGACTAAGTCGTTTGAGTATACTTTTTGTTCTGCCATTGTTGTATTCCTCCTTGTGGAATTAAAAAGAGCCCTCTAAGTTTTGAAGGCTCCTTGCTAGTTTTTTTATTTTGATAGTTCTCTTTTTAGATTTACGTATGCGATTTTATCCTCTAGTCGTCCCGACTTTCTCGCTTTCTCTGCGGCTGCATTTAAAAGCTCTTCGTTTGATCGTTGCGACTTCTGATCTTTCACTTGATCGCTGCGACCTCCGATTTCTTTTTGCTGCTTTTTAGTAGCAAGTAAGAACGGTTTTTTCTCGATTAGATTTGCGACTACGTCCTCGATGCCTTTCACTTGATCGCCTTCGATCGTTACGGAACTCATGTCCGCTAAAGCGATAGCATCTTCGATATATTCGATATTCGCTTTTCGAGCTGCCTCGACGAATGCCGAACGAATCGCTTTCGTTTCGTTATCTTTTTGAAGCTTTTCGATAGTCTTTTGAAGTTCGGAAAGGTTGCCGTCTTTTTCCTCAAGAGCTTTTTGAACTCGCTCTAATTCGGTAAGTTCCGCATCTGCTTTCTCTTTCTGAGACTTTTCGAATGCTTCTAACTTCGTTTTGATCTCGTCATAGTCTCCGAATTTCTCCTTGAGCTTATTGACTTTGCCTTGAATGATCGTATTAACTTCATCTTGAGTAAGAAGCTTTTCGTCTTTCTTAGCAGTTTCATCCTTCTTTTGTTCTGCTGCTTCTGCTGCGGCTTGAGCTGCTTGTTCTTCTGGGGTCATAATGTTTTTCTCCTTTTTACCGTCGCTATGACGTTTATTTTTCCTCGTGTATTAAAAGCCCGACCGAGTAGGCAAGAATTAAAAAAGACGAGCCGTCCGAGATAACCTCGAACCATTGCCCGCCTTGACTGTTTTATTCGTGAGAGCTTCTGTACTTCTTTCGTTTCCATCGTCATATTGAACGGACTTTACTCCGCCTCTCTTCATTCGATGTGCCTTTCCGTGAATCTCCTTTATTGAGGAATGGTTTGCACATTTATTCGATGTCTTTCGGATTCCTTCCGCCTGCTGCGAGTGCTGCGTTCCCTCGCTCGTGTTGCTTTTCCGCAGATTCCCGAACCGAGTCGGACAAGCGATCGAAATTCTTAAAGACTGTAAAGTGATGTCGGCATCTCGGATGAAAAATCTGATTCGATGCCTTGAGTTCGTCATACGTCGGATAACTTCCTTCTGCTTGGGGAACGAGCTTGATTATGCGTCCTTCATGGAAGCGACAAGCGTCTTTTGCCCCTGCATAGGAGATAATCCCGTAATTCGCTCCTCGAGCGACGGCTTCATTTGTCTGGGCTTGGCGATATGTTTCGAGCTGTACTGATCGAGTAAGCATGTCCACATAATCGCTTGGATTCCATCTGTTTTTTCCTGCATCGAGTATAACCTTCTCGACTGAGTCCCCGAGCTTATCTCTAAGCCCTTGCAGGATTAAACGATTCTGAGTCTCTATCCCGTTGACTCCTTTTGCCATCTGTTGCCGCATTACTTCTCCCGAGACTTCTCGGATAGTGTTGCGGACTTGTTTCCGAATGTTATTCGTGATTGCAAGAATATCCTCGTTGGTGCGTTCGATGTAAAGCTCGATCATAGCTGTGTTTAATTGATTAAACTTGACTATGTCTTTCGCTTCTACGAGAGTAGCTGCAAGCCCGAGATTTACGAGCGTTGCTGCGGTCCCGTCGAAAGCAGCTTCGGGGATACTTGCCTTCACCCAATCGGCAGCAAACAAGTCGAGCTCTTTAAGTCTCTTCTCTATTTGCTTGAGAGTGACAAGTGCATTTGCTCGTTGAAAGTTATTAAGGTCGATTCGAAGTAAATACGATTGTATATCTCGCATCGCTCTTTTATATTCATCGACGAGCTTTGTCGCATTGCCTTTATATTGAGGCTGAGGGACCGAACGTCCCTCGATGTCTAGGTACTCGGCCATTATTCATCGCCTGCCTTGTCCTTTGAAATCTCCTCTTCGACGGCTTCATCTGTGATGTTGGCCGTTTGTTGATTAAAGATTTGAGAGTCTACTGTCGAAAGAGCTGCATCCTCTTCGTCTTGTATTCTCTTCATCTCTTCGTCGATTTGGTCGTCAGATAAGCCGTCCATATCTTTAATAGCTGAGCGAACTGCTGCTGTAGCTTTATTTCCTGTACGAATAGCCCACGTCTCTGCGAGAGATTTTTCGTCTCTAGGAAGCCCGTCGTTCCACATAATAGATACGTCGGTCGGCTCGTATGATTCGAACCCTTCGACTGCTGCATTTCCCTCGTTGTCGAGAATCATCGCAGATTTGATCGCATCTTTAAAAGCATGATCGACATGCGTTCGGATGCGTTTTACTTTCGTTAGAATCGGCATGAACCGAGCTTTTATCGAACCCGAGTCCGTGTGACTTGTACCCGTTCCGCCTGCATTTCCTACCGAAGTCCCGAAGAGCCATTGTGGAGTCTCTGCGACTTGATAGATTAATGAAAGCAAGAGCTCAAGCTCTCGGAATGCTGCTTCGAGTTTTCCATCGAAAGTAAGATAGTTCGGAGCGATCTCGTCTTTTCGAACGGGGATATATACTCCGCCCGATGTCATTTCCCGACTATCTGATAAGTCTGGGCCGTACATATTCGGGTCTGAATGTTTGTAGAGTATATAGTCGATCTGTACGAGACGATCGTTCACGGCTGCGATAAGGTCCTCGATGCGTTCGGCTGTGCCGATGCCTTGCCATTGTTCATCCGTTGTCTGATAAGGAACGTGGAAAACTAATGGATTCGGAACTCCTGTTTCTACTAAACTATCTGGAAGATGAATCTCTTCGATAATGTCGTAGACTGTTATCCCTTGAGAAAAGGCTCCCGCATTCTCTTTCAGTTTGAATCGAGAGTACTCGATAAAACCTGCGAGATGTCTTTCGACTGCTAGATAAGGAACCGCATTGCCGAGAAGATTATCTTCCCATTCGACGTGTGCGATCGAGAATGCCTTGAACTTCTTACGAGAGTTCTTCGCTAGTTCTGGAAAGACTGTCGACGGGTCCTGAGCCTCGATGATCGGCTCCATTCGGTGAGACTTCGGTATATAAGGAAGGTCCGAAAGGTCCTCTCTATAATTGAAGAATACCTTCAAGAAGGAATCGCCTCGATAGCCGGCTCCTGTTGTGATCTCCTGTCCTAGAAGATTGAGCTTGTTTTTTGTTACGATGCGATTAAGAGCTTTTTGCTCCTTCGATTTGTGTCCCTTGTCTGTCTCGTAAGACGGGGCATCTTGGAACATCATATCGGACGGCTTCGTCGTAAGTATGCCGAGAATATTAACTGCTAGGTATAATGTTCGAAGCTGATCGGTTTTAACCTTGCTTCGATATACGGAGTTTGCTCGGTTGAATACTTCTTTGTGTTTGCCGTCGAAAAGAGCTTTGTATCTCTTATTCTTTGATAGTCGCTCGATCTCATTTTCGGGAGGGAACTGTTTCCCCACTTCAAAAAGACGATCGTTGCTCGGGGACATGAACTCGTAAGAATCATCCGTCCGAGTATCTTGTTTGAATATGGATGCCATCCGTTCCCCTCCTTTATAAGATATTTGCTCGATTTCTCGAGCTTTGCTTTACGATGCTTTACATCGTGTAAACTACTCCCTCTCTATTCTAATAAGGAGATAGAGCCCTTTATTTGTATACTTATAGGAAAAAAACAAGAAAAAGAGGGGAAAAATCCCCCTTTTATAACCATGTCGGCTTTTCGATTACTGCTCGTTTTGCTCGTGCTACGTTCTCGACGGACATTTGAAGAGAGTCGATCGCATCGACATAGTCTGTCGCATTCGGATAGCCTTGCATCTGCTCGAGTAGTATCTTATGATTCTCGTTGAATACGAGAGTCTTGTTCGCAGTATAGGGCTCGAGAGATTCGATACGCTGCTCCTTCGAACTTTTATGAGACTTGATATCTTGAACTCTAGTCGAATAGATTCCCTCGACACGAAGTCTCTCGGATAGCTGTCTATAAAATTCATGCTGAGCATTGATCGTCTCGACTGAGAATATGTGATGTCGGAATCGTTTTACTCTCTCGACTATGCGGTCGATGAATAGATGCGGCTGCTCTCTCGAAGAGTACTCGTCTAAGACGAAGATATATCCCGAAGGCTCATGCCTGCCGACCGTGACTGCCGAGTTGAAACATCCTCGAGCTGCTTTTCCCATTGCGATATCCCACGAGCCCGATATCGTCATGTCGGAAAGCTTGTACTCATTTCCTTCGAACATAATCGCTCGATTCCCGTACTCGTCCGTCTTGTACCGGTAATATGCGAATGCGTTGATATCGAAGAACATTTCATCCTCTGAATAGGCCCGATTTCTATATTCCGAGTTAAAGTTTTTCGTTCCGCCGTTCGCTTTCTCGTGCATGAGTTCTCGATAGGTCCATCTCCACTCCCACGCTACACGGCATCCCGACTCAAGAGCTTCTCGGTGATCTTCGTAAAAATCGTCAGGCTCCGTCATGTTGTCGGCTCTCTTGTAGATTTGAAGATACTCTTCCCATAATTCGGGATAGTCTGGCTCTGCGAGTATCGCATCATGAAAAGAAGGAATGAAGTCCTTTCGGTTTAAGACGTGATTAAGAGCTCCCGTGCTTGAAACCATTGTTCCGACGAATACGATGCTCGTTGACTTTGAACCCATAGGCAAAACTACGGCATTCATCCAGTCGATGAGCTTCTCTCGAGCTTCTTTCGTTCCTTCGTTGTTCGTCGATGAGATGTCGTCTAGGACGATGAGCGAAGGTCTTAGGGCCCCGTGCCTCATGCCTCTAAGCTGCTTCCCTGCGGAAGATGCCTCGACTCGAGCGTTTGTGCTCGTGATGAATACGTCCTCGTTATCCTTTTCGTTTCTTGTGTTCTGAGGATGCAAGAGCTCTCCGAAGTCCTCTCTTAAAAGAGAATTGAATTTAAGCTGCTTGTTCGCCCACGATACGAGCTTCTTCGAAAGAGTGTCAGTTTCACTTATGATAATTGTGTACGGACGTTTTCGAAAAACGGTTTGATGAAGAACGAAGCAGTTCGAAAAAATTCCGCTCTTGCTGTGCCCTCTGGGAGCTGCAATGCCGAGTTTTGCATTCGGTTTTTCATGATCGACGAAGTCGCATAGATTGAAGAACTCTCTATGTATCGGAGCAAGTTCTTCTAGTGGCTGATGCGGAGTTCCGTCGTCTCCATTCCGAATGATGTTGTCCTCATTAGTCGGGTTTTCTTGATCTGATAGATAAGCGAACGCAAAATAAGCGACATCTTCTTCGGCTCTGTGAATACGCTTGAGACGCTTTAGTTCCGCCTTATCTTGAAGCATCATGTCGATGTGATAGTCTGTTGCCTCTCCTGCTTTGTAGAGCTGTAAGAGCTTCTCAATGCGTGTAGAGACTAGGTCGATTCTGTCTTGTCTGGCTGCTCTGTCGAGCCATTTGTTATTGATAAAAGCCATACGATTTCCCCTTTCCGGATAATAAAAAAAGAGGAGCCGAAGCCCCTCCGATTGTGTTGCGATTATTTGTCGAGCATTTCCTCGAGCTCTGCGAGTTCTTTCTTGAGTGCAGCGTCCGAGCGATTCTCGTTGTCTCCTGAGCCGTCCTCGATGATCGTTTTATCGGTCAATAGAGCGAAGCGACGGAAGAATAAGTCGATACCTTTAATAGAAGGCTGCGAGCCCGATATCGTCTTGAGTAGCTGCTTGTATACGTATGGACGCATAGACGAGAAGAAGTCGTCTGCGAGCATGTTTCGATACTCGATGAACGTCTTATTCTGAGTCCTCCATTTATAAAGAGCTTGACGAGTGACTCCGACTTCGGATGCGATCTCGTCTTGAGATTTCTTCTCTTCTGTTTCGAGTTCATTCTCGACGAGCATTAGAGCCGCCTTTCGTTGTTGAAGCGTGAGTTTTGCTTCGAGTTCCTTTCGAGTTGCCATCGTGTTTCCTCCCTTCGTAGATTTGTCGATAAATAATTATTGACTCCATTTCCGTATCGTGATATTATCGGTTTAACGACAAAAACACGGATAAGAAAAAGGAGACAATTCAATGAACGTAGTTGAAGCGATCAAGGATAAGAAAGATATAAATAAATTGAAAAAGGCCCTTCCAGATAGAGATAGACTTATGTTTGTATTAGGAATAAATACAGGTCTTAGAATTTCGGATGTTTTGGAACTACGTGTTCTCGACCTCCTCGACGAGAACGGCAAGCCGAAAGAAAAGGTTGTCATTCGTGAGAAGAAAACGAAAAAGAGAAAAGAGTTCCCTTTGAATAAAGCAGTATTAACGGAGCTTAAAAAATTGAAGTACAATTCAATGGAGGATTACATTATTCCTTCGCAAAAAGGCGGAGCGATCTCGAGAGTACAAGCCTATCGGCTTTTGAACGCTGCCGCAGAACGGGCAGGACTTTCCTTCGAGATAGGAACGCATTCATGTCGTAAGACATTCGGATATCATGCGATTAAAAATGGAACTCCGATTCACGTAGTACAAAAGCTCTTGAATCATTCGAGCTCCCGTGAGACTCTCCGATATGTCGGATTGACTCAAGAAGTTATGGACGATGTTTATATGACGATCAATTTGTAAAGGGGACGGCAGCGATGCCGCCTCTCTTTTTTGTTGTAGCTCGACGGGACTTGAACCCGTAACCCTCGGATTTAGGCCTTTCTTTTTCTTCCGCATCGCTTCGGAGAAGGAATTGAACCTTCACAGTGTCCGAGCTCTACCTATTGATATACGAGCCTTTTAGTGCATCGGGGAGGCGGCGATATCTCCCATCTCTGGCGACTGCTTTACGCTTTTTATGTCTCCGTAGATTTGACGGCCATTGTACGTTATTGCAGCGTGTCGGCAACCTTTCCGACCTCGATGCGAGTTGGCTTCTGGGCTTCTCGGTACTCCGAAGATATACCGAGACTACTCTTGCCTTACCGTTGCCGAAGCTGCCACGGGTCGGAGCCCTCGGGAGGTCCTCGCAGATTTGCGACGCTGCGAGACGTACTTCTCGTAAAATTATTCTCTCACGGCTGAATATGGCCCGATCTTTCTTGAGCCCTCGTCTATCCCGTGCCTCACGAGCGAGGTCCGATATCCTCCATTACGGGGAGCAAGGGAGCTCGAGTTCTCCCTCTATCTCTATTAATGATCTACGCATCCCTTTTTGTATACATTGCTTTACATGATGTAAACTATTTATCTATGCGATCACGAGAGAGCTTTGCTCGATTCGTAATTATTTAATATCGTTAAAGATTAGTTCTTGTTAAAAGATTAGTTCTTCTTAGTGTCAAGTCTACCCGTGTCGGCTCTATCGGTGTCGGGTCCGCTTGACATGGCTTTCTATTTGTCTATCTGTCGATGGATGCGAATGCGAGGCGATAAGAGGACGCATATACTCTCTGCCCTCGGCCCTAAAAAAGTTTTAAATTTTATGTCCCGATCTTCGATGCTGCTTCGCTAAACAATATGTAAGACAAATAAGCGAAAATAATCGGAGGAATTGAAAATGTTAAATAAACCAATGAAAACATACGAAGTAGATGCATCGGCTTTAATAGATTTGGACCTAAACTTAAAAGGATTAAGCTCGGATAAGATAAAAGTATCGAAGAAGGTCGCAGAAGCTTTTCGAATACTAATGGACCGCTATTCGATGGAAACGCTATTCGAGAGGGGATATCAACTCATTAAGAACGCTCCTTTGTATAAGAACGTGAGGACCTCAACTCACATAGAAGCTGCTTCTGTAATGGCGGAGTTTTTTAGGGGAATGGACGAGCCTGCTACGATGTACGCTCGCATGTTAATAGATGGATTCGAAGTAGAATACACACAAGAGGAAGTCAATGCGGAACTATTAGAGGATTTAAAATGCCGTATTGCTCGTATGATAGAAAGGAAGAAAGACTTCGCAGAGAATGGACCTCTTCACATTCGCAATCATTACGAAGCGACGGGCAGATATCCGCAAGGTGTCTACGAGCTCGGGGAAGTTCTCGAATGCTTAGAAAATATAAAACTATAAAAGAAGAAGCCGCAGGGACTCGATGCCCTCGGCTCTTTTTGTTATTCTGGGAGATTATCCCTTCGAAGTATATTTATTAGTAGATTCGGTATATAATAGAAGGAATTAGAAAAACACGGCGAGGAGAGATTCGTTTATGACGACAAATAAGATAAAAGATTCGTTAAAAGACTGTAAGCTCGAGTTCACTTTTGAGTCGGGGAAAAAGATATATCTCGAAGGCTTCCTCGATGCGGGGGACGATAATATTTTCGATATGAATATATACGAGGACCCTTCACTTAAAGACGAAGGAGTCGCCCTGTCGGATGATATGCGGACATCTATGCGGAATTTATTTGTAGGGCTGCATTCGATGTTGAATTTTTCCGAGCAAGACCCTAATTACTCTGCCGAAGATAAGCGAGTGGATATCGACATCGAGAAAGAATATGATCGGTTAGAAAAACGGGACGCAAACGGGAATTAATCGGGACGCATCCGACTACCCGAGTTTAAAAATAGTATGCGAAAATTTTCGGGACTTGCCGCATTGATATCGGAGGTCCTGCTTTCGCTTTTGGCCTTCGCCCTGAGTTCAAAAATTAGTGTTACTAAATTTATATAGCAGCCCGCTTTTTTTTTCGTGTCGGGGGTTGGGGGTTTTCCGTTCGGAATTTTTTTTCGTCTGATTTCTTTTGAATTTTTATTCAGTTTTTGCGTATGGAGAACGTAACAGAATTGCATTTTGTTACTTTATTCGTTTCGTTCGAGTCCTTTGTTCTCAAGGGTTTCACGCATTCGTTTCGTTGTTGATTCGATGGATAGTTTTATGCATTGCTTGAACCCGCATTCCTTCGTTGCTTGTTCGCATTGTTGAATGAATAGAATCTTGCATAAAAGAATGTTCGAATGCCCTTCGATTGACTACTGATTCGCTGCTCTCCCCCCGAGTTTTGAGGCCCTCCCTCAGCAGAAGGGATGAGTGGATGCGTATAACCATAGCCCGCCATATATAACCGTATAGCCCTACGACATATACACGCACATACTCCTAATCATTTACTCTCGATATCTCTTCGATTACATACTCGCATACTAAACGGTATTCTCCTCTCGTTATACCTTTCGAAAAGACCTTCTTTCGTAAAGCATTGTATACTAATATCCTGCGATATCCTGCCGACATATACGGCCATATTATGCCGCCATATACCGGCCTATCATACCGTACTATAAAGACGTATATCCTTACTGCCGCATAGTCTCACGACCTATATAACCGTACTAATCTATATGCGTATATCTCCTAACGATTGCCAAATATGCGGAGGTGTACTGCGGTGATTATGCGGTATGCCCTTCTGTTTACATTTCCTCGATAATACTACGATATCTCTTCGTATTCTCTTCGATCATTTATCGCATTCTCTTCGATCATATAACGGGATTACCTCGGCTCCGCCTCGTTTTATTTCTATCGAATAATCACGATTAAAAAGATTGCAGTTCTTCAAACTGCTAATATCAAACTAGATTATATCGTACATAATCATCGAATCTTTTATTTCGCCCCCGCCCGATATTCTCTCGTCATTTATCGAAAACTCCTCGCAGCAGCCATCACCTCACGCAAAATTCGTGATATTAAAAAAGAGAGAGCCGAAGCTCTCCCGATTAATATGCGTTTCTTGTTACTCTACTGTCGACTAAGCCTCTATCTACTAGATAATGAAAAGCCGCTCGGTACCCATTTGCAAAACCTTCCTCAGACGATCGTCTACTTGCCGCCATGTATTCATGATATTTCTTATTGTACTCTTTTCGAGCTTCCACGATTGCAGCTTCTTTCTTTTCTGCTTCGATCTCTTCTTTCGTTTTTTCTGGAACATAGCCTACGACTAGAGCTTTCGTGTAATTATTGAAGTTCTCTTCACTTGTTGTAATAAAGCGATGAATCGCTCCTGTATTCGGAAGGAAGCTATGTTCTTCGATCTTCTCTAAGCTGTAAAGTCGATTGCTGTTATTTCTTCTTAAATATTCGATTGCCTCGATTACGTTTTGTGGAAGTACTACCTTTTCGATGTTTTTAAGATTAATAGTGTTTGTCATTTCGCATTCTCCTCGTTAAATGTTTTTTGTGTTAGTGCCTTACATATTAGTTAGCGAGCGAGGGACGATCATCGGGACATATTAATTCATATTTCTTTACGAAAATAAAAAAAGAAGAGACTTTTCGTCTCTCCTCGTTTTATAACGTTACTTCTTAGGAAGCCTCGGGCTCTTGTGTTGGCTCTGTTACTTCCTCAGTAGTTGTCGGCTCTTCTGTTACTGTCGGAGCCTCTTCGGTTGGTGTTTCGGGAACTGTCGGCTCTTGAGCTGCTGCTTCTTCGGCTTCTTGTTCCTCGATAGTCGGAATCTCGACGATCTCTTCTTCTGGCTCTTCGATGATCTCTTCGACTACGGGCTCATACCCTTGTACATCGGTCTTTTTAATAGTGACGATCTGTCCTCGAGTATTAAAGATTAAGAAATAATCGAATCCATCACGAAAGACACGATAAGTCCCTCCCGCATATGGTCCGCTTATGACTGTTACTGTTTTCGGCATTTACTTCACCCCCTTTCGACTATTCGATAATTCGCTTCTCTCGCTATCTTTTCGAGCTCATCGATCATCTTTCTCGCATGTTCGAAGTCTCCCGCTATGATAGCTCCGTTAAGTATTTGCTTCTTTGTGTGGAACTCTTGAAAGAGTTTATCTCGCCTTACCATCCGAAGCTTGCCTCCGTGTAGACTTGAATTTGCGTTCGGATGATATCTCTTAGGTTTGTTTGCGGCTGCATATGGTCCGTCTCTGTTACTCGAATAAGGAATCTCCATTCGTGCCCTGTCGATTTAACTCCACGATGCAGCGTGAACCAATCGAACTCGACCGCAGTACATGACGGAGCTCGCATCGTACTATATGGAGAGTCTGGATTCGTTACGAGTTCCCTCGTTTGTTCGTTTACCATTGAATATAACTTCGTAGAAGGCTCAGAAGGAACCTCGAGAGAGATTGCTCCTACTTCATTCACGAACTCGGTCAAGCAATGTTCTCCCGTAACTAATAAGTGAAAGCGAGAGTCGCTCATTTGCTCTTGAAGGAATATATCGGGCTGTCCTTTGATCTCGGGACCGATTTGATCGCCTGCTCTTCGTGGAACTCCGTCCGTGTGCCAATTAGGAATTGCGGGAATCATATTCGGCATTAACATATGGACTTTCGTGTCGACGACGATGTATTTCTTATCGAACTTTAAATTAAGAGCTCCGATCGCTTCTCGTGTTAATGGACCGCCATATTTTAAAGCATCTTCGAGGCTCGCATTCCATAACGAAGGAGTGCTCTTGATTAAGTCTTGCGAAGGCTGCTCGATTGTCTTTCCGAATTGAATAGGGTTTCGATTGAATAAGAATTGTTTTGTCATTAGTTTTCATCTCCTTTTGAATATTGTTCTATTAGCTCTATATAATTTTCAGAAACGATGGTAGATTCGTTAATTCTCTCGTTAAATATTACGAATAACCTACCCATAGGATTAGGAGCTGCTTCGTGAAGTACTAAAACCTCGTCTCCTACTTTAAAAGTGTTTTCTTGAGCATCTTCTTCATAATACGGATAATCGTCCCCATGCCATTGAACTACTGAAAAAGGGGTTTTTATTATTGCTTTTATCATTAGTCCTCGTCTCCTCTTAAATATTTTTCTATCCTTTGATATACTTTCGATTCGTAGCAATGGACATCATCGAGAAGGTCGTTCGCATCCGATAGCAAGTCCTCCGCCTGAGATAGTCTCGATTGTAGTCGCTCGATCTCCGAGATTAACAAGGGAATATCCTCTCGAGCATGTGCGATGAATGCTGCGTCATTGCCTTTTGTATATATCTTCGCAATATAAACATGACGATTAGTGACTAAAGTGTGCTTATCATCTGCCTTATAGTCGTCTGTCCACGGGCCTTTGGTCGCCTGTTTTTCTCTGCTTTTTATACTTTCGAGTTGCTCCGTTGATAGTCCGCTCATTATTCGACTTCCTCCGTCCATTCTTTTTTAACGATGCCGATTCCGTATTTCCCTTTTATTTCGATTACGTTTACTCCTTCTTTGTGGACTTCGTATGTACCGCCTTTAAACGGTCCGTATATTACACGAACTTTCTTCGTCATTGCTTTTAACATGTCATTTCCTCCAATTTCGAAAGAGAGCTCATCGGCTCTCCTCGATTGTTCTTTTTATTAAAAAGATTACTGTCGATAAACAGAATGCTAGGATTACGAAAACGAAAGCATTCATTCGACTAATTAAAGCTCTAAGCCTAAGCCTAATTGAGCATTTACGTACTTAATTCCTTCCGAGTAGCCTGCTGCGAAGCCTTCTGCATGAGAGCTAGGACGTGCGTCGATATATACCTGTCTCTTTTCCTTGTACGTTGCTTCGACTCTCTCTTTCGGAGTGATCTCGTATTTATAACCTACTAATAGAGCCTCGAAGTATCTACGCTTATTCTCGAATGAGCTGTTAATGAATGCGACGATTTCTCGTGCATTTGTGTTCTCGGGAACTCTTGACCTTTGAACCATTTGCTGAATATCGAATAAAAGCTCTTCACCTACTCCGCTTTTATAGAAGTCGAGTGCATCTACTACCTTCCTCGGAAGAATTACTCGCTTATCCTGTGGACCTGTTACTGCTGCGTTGTTTGCTAAAATTGGATTCATAATGTTTATCTCTCCTCGAATTGTTTTTTGAGCTCTTAGCTCCTTCTCCTTAGTTAGCGAGCCTCCCAGATAAAACGGGACATAAAAAAGTTCTAGCCGAATACAATTTCAACTAGAACGAGAGCATGTTTTTTTGTATATATAATAGGAAGATTCTCGACTTTTTCGCATAAAAAAAGAAGGGACCGAAGTCCCCTCGCATTAGAATCGTAAAGCTATTTCGATTAGTTTTTGTCTGAATTTGAAGTGTCGTTCTGCTTCCGTGAACGTCTCTTGCATAGTTTCGATTGGAACTCCGATATATTTCGCTGCGATCTCCGTCTCATTCTCTTCGAGTTTGCTGCGGAAAGACTCGATAAGTTCCTCCTCCGCTGCCTTACATCGCATTTCGAGAGCAAAGATTCCCATATCCGAGCGGACGGCCTCTTGATCTTCGAAGATTCTTTCGATAAGTGCTTCGTCCTCGATTGTCGCTTGAGCTCCGAACTGCTTTTCGTACTGCTCTTCGATCTCTGCTGCTGCCGCAAAATACTCGGATAGCTTTCCGTCAAGTTCTGCCTTTGCTGTTATGTAGTTGTTTTTAGTTCTCGTCATTTCATCGTCTCCCTCGAGTTGTCGTTTTATCGGTTTGTCGTACCCGATGAAACAAATATATCATGATACGGAATGTACGTCAACTAAAAAGACATAAAAAAAGAAGCCCGTAGGCTCCTAGTTTTTCGGCTTTAATTTAACTCCGTTCATATGTGCGATGAGTACTTTTTGTCCATCCTTTAGCGATACCGTGACGGACTTAGTTGTCGCATCTTTCGATTCTCCTAATAACTCGTTAATAAATGGAACATCATCTGTCCAAACGGAGAAGTTTCCCGTTTTATCATCGATAGACTCGACTTTATATCGACCTGCATCGAGGTCCTCTCCGACTACGTACTCTCCCGCATTTAGTTCGATAGATTTATTATAAAAGACGACATAGTATGTCATTCCCGCAGCGTAAGCGATGAGGAGTGCTAGTAAGGTAGTTATTACTTTTTTATTTTTAAGTATTTGCACGTTGATTCCTCCTATTAAGTAGATAAATTATACCATTTCGAAAGTCTTTAATCTACTAGATTAACGAAAAAAAGACGAGCTCATCGCCCGTCCTCTTTACATCTTTCGTGATATGCCTTGCCTGTCCCTGTCTCGATCATTTTGCCTTTCGTATAAGGACGATGCGTCTCTCCGCAGATATAACATACTCCCTTTGCGGATTGTTTAAGATATCGCTCGTAATCTTCTTTACTGATGATAATAGCGATCTCCTTCGGATTATCTGTCGGTCGGACTTCGAACATCTCCGATCTCTTGTGTAATCTAAAATACTTCGTGATTTCTTGTGCTACTGCTTTAATCATTTTGTTTCCCTGCCTTGTGTTTATTAGGTATAGCATGTTTTTTCCCGTCGCTGCCGATTACTTCGAAGATGTCTCCTCCGACTTCCTTCTCCTGTCTCCGTTTGACTTGAGCATGAGTGAGAATCGGCTCCTCTTCTGCTGCTGATTTGTTGGGACGTGAATCCCCTTGTAAGTCCTCATATAAAATCGCATTCGTTAATCGTGCGAGCTGCGGAGCATCTGGAACCTTTCCTGTGTCCGTGACATACTCTTCGATGAGTTCGTCGATTAAGCGAATCCTTTCCGATCGTTCTCGGATATTGTTATACGAAAGCTTTTCGACTTCTTTTGCGAAAGCCGCTTTATAATCTCCGCCTGTGAATCGCATATTTTTCTCCTCCTGTTGTCTTTCTCTTATTGTTTAGCGTTCAAGTGTCCCGAAACGGGACTTAGTAATCGAGATAATTCCAGAACCTAAAGACTTCTACTATCTTTCGAAGAGCTGCTTTCTTATTTCGAGAAAGTGTCGAACTGTCGATTCCTAGTTTTTTCGCTGCGGAACCGTTGTCCATATCTACGATATAAAGTAAATGGATAGCTTGACGCTGTTTCTCGGTTAAGTCCGCCGATTCGATTGCGAGAAATAGGTCGTTCTTTATGTCTACGGCTGCGATATCGCCCTTTTCGTAGGCTCTAATCTTTAATTTATGGAAGTCTTTAAGAAGCCTCCCGACCCCTGCCGTTGTATAAAATGAATATTTTTGCTCATATTTGTCGTGCTCTGAGCCTATTACGTGATTTCCTACCCCCATCGTGAGAGCCTCCTTTGTTATCTATTTCTATTTGTCGATTTGTCGACTCGAAAAAGTGATTGCATCCCTCTCGAGTGAGTGATATAGTCTTAGTAACGACATACACAAACCTTTCGAAGGAGCGATATATAATGGCATTGAAAGTATTTTCAAACGAAGGAGCTCGACCGAACGAGCGTCCATATATTACGGCCGATAAGCAAGGTCGCTTATACATAAACCGTCTAGCACAAAAGGAAATGAATGCTCTTGTACTTCCTTTCGAAGTGTTTCTCGCATATGACGAGGAGACTTTCGAGATTGGTATTACTCAAGATTCAAGCATCGTCCCCGCAGGAACTAAGACTTTCAGATTTAACGGAAAGCGAGCTTATGCTTCTGCGAAGAGTTTTCTTGCTGCGAATCATATACTCCCGAACATGACCGAAGATGCTCACCGATATTTTTATCGTGGACTCGAGAACGGTTGGCATATGTTCATTCGATCTATTGATGATGAATCAATCGAGGAGAACGATGTTCCCGACGGTCAAACATCTATCGAGGATTTTAGCGAGGAAGCTGCTTCTGTCGAGGCTCCTGCTGATACTATCGAAGGGGAGACCGATGCTAATACGAAAGGTATCCTTGATATTCTGAAAGAAGATAAAACGACATCCTTTCGCAAGCTCGAAGAGAAGTGGGGCTTCAAGAGAGCCGATTTCTCCAAAGTTGCGAAAAAGTATAACTTAAGATAATCAAGAGCCCCTTCGGGCTCTTTTTTTATTCCTCTCCTGCTGTTAGTTCCTCCGTCTCTGTCGCAGATATTAAACATTCGACCGAGCAAAGCTTGTCCGCTTCGAATTTATAATACGTCTGCCCTTCGTAGATTTTGGCGGAGCATTGATCGCAGCAAAAACGAGGCCGCTCCTGCTGTTGGTCGGGAAGTCCATACGCAAAACGGTCGAGGCTTATCATTTCGACTCCTCCTCTAATGCTCTTTCTTTCCTAATGTGAGCAAAGCCCCTTTCGATGCGTAGAATTTCATCTAACTGCTTGAACATATGCTCGAGGTCCTTCGAGTTGTCGACGATGTAGTCGGCGGGGAATTTACTTATATGCTTTTCCGTCTCGTGATTCAAGAACTCGGGTTTTACCTCTTCGCCTGCTGCCTTCATTCTCTCGATGCGAATATGCTCGGGAGTTTCTATCTTAATCATGACGAATCCGTTCCCTTTGAGATGAGCGAACTCGTTCGGCTGCCTCATATCAGTAACAAATACCGAAGCTCCTTCGTTCTTGAAGGGCTGCATCGCTGCGTCGAGTTTATCTATCCAGACTGTCGGCTTATGGAATCTCGCTGTCTGTCCGAACCATTGATAACCGTTCCGCTCCTTTACTGCTTCCGATTGACCGAATATCTCGTGATAGTAACGTTTTAATGCGTCTCCATATGCGAGCTTTACTCGGGGATATCCGATTTTCTTCATCATGTAAGCTGCTGCCGTGTCTTTTCCTCCTCGCATTTCTGAGAAGATTGAGAAAAGATGCTGCTCGCCTAAGTAGAGTTTTCCTCGATTAGTTCCTATCATCGAATCATACCTCCCGATTTTAGTCCGTGTTTATATCCCTCGAGATACGAGTCTAATTCGATCATTTTCTCGATTTCCGCTCGTTCCTTATTGCCCCATCGGATAAATAGAATCATTAAGACTGCACATAACGCAGCAAGAACGAGACTACCTTTCTTAAAAGCAAGCATCGTATTACACATGTCTACTCCTGCCGTGAAGTAAAATGCCGCCATTGAAAAGCGTCTTGCTTTTAGTGTTGTAAGGTCGATATTTAACTTAAATTTGAATTTTTTCATTTCTCTTTTCCTCCTTGTCGTGGGCTCTTGCCCTTCTGTATTTATTAGCGTCCTACTGCCGCATATCGGGACATAAAAAAAGAGAGAAGCTCATCGCTTCCCTCCGAAGTAGGGGACGGCAAGTCCCTCGTTTATTAGAATTGTTCCTAGATTTCGTCCGTCCTCGAGTATGACATGCCCGAGAATGCGTCCGTACTTCTCTCGAGAGTCCGCCGATATCTTGACCGCCTTTCCCTCGATGAGCTCTTTTACTCGAGCTTTCGCCCGATCGCCCGCCTCTTTCGTGTCTCCTTCATCCTCGGGAGTATTGCATCCCCAAAAACGAACGGAGTCTTTCGCAGTTTGTTCGAGGAATGGATGAACCTTGAACTCTATTTCGATAGTGTCTCCGTCGATTACTCGAGAGCATGTCGCATCCCACTCGAAAGAGTCTTTTAGTTTGTGCATGGTGTCACCTCCCCTCGACTATGACATCGAGAGTCTTTTCTCCGAATGCTCGAGCCCGTGAAAGGTCGCTTATGAATACATCTATCTCGTGAAAATCGATCGCCCCTCCTCGGTCCTCACATACCCCAGAAATGCCGAGAGAAGGAATAGACATCTTTGTCCCGAACGAGAACTCCGGACCGCAAGCGAGCGTCCTGCCCTCTGTGACTGTCGTTCCCGATGCGGTGATTCCGTAGCCTGCCTCTCCTGCCTTCTTTTGAGTGCTCTCGTAGCCTGCCGTATATGCCGTAACGTGCATTCGAATTGTCTGTCCGCTCTGTTGCTGCGGGGCCGCTTCTTTTATAGGTCTACTTTGAGTATCCCTTCGAACATCTCCTCGAGTATCTCGAGAGGAATTGAGTTGAGCTTGTTTTCGCTGTTGGGCTTCGTGAGCCTTTCGAATCTCTTCCGCTTTTCGCTTTCGAGCTTCTGCGATACGGAGAGCTTTCTCCTTCTCCCTATCTTCGGCGGCTTTAATTTCTTGAGCTCGTTTAAAAGCCATCTCAAGATTCGACTTCTTCTCCGTCGTTTTCTCGAGTTCATATCGTTCTACCTCCTTTTCGAATTTCTTGAGAGCCTCATGTGAGCTTACCGAGGGACTCTCCTTTCCCATGAGTTCGACTTCTGCCGTGTCATGGTGTCTATACTGCGGGACTGCTGCGACTGTCGATGCTACTATGAACATCGCTGCGATGAATCCGAAGAGAAATCTCTTTTTAAAGAGGGCTACTCTCCTCGATTCCTCCTGCCGCTTCTGTTTTTCTAGCTGACGAAGCTGCCTGCGTTTCGCCTTCCTCCTCTTGAGTTCCTTTTGATTCTGCATTCGTGAATGCCTCCTTGTAATGACGACGACAAACGGAGATATACTCCTCGTCCCCGACTTGTATTTGCTCCCCGTCAATAGCAGGAGAGCCGTCCACGAGTCGAAGATTCATCGTCGCTTTCTTTTCGCATCTCTCGCATATGGAGATAATCTCTTCGATGCGTTCTGCGTAGGCGAGTAAAGCTGCTGAGCCTTCGAAAAGGTCGTTTTTAAAGTCGTTCTTTAATCCGTAGCAAAGTACGGGGATTCCTAATCGGTCGACTACCTCCGCCGCTTGTTCGACTTGCTCCCTCGTGAGGAACTGAGCCTCATCGACGAGAATCACGTCTGGACGCAAGAAAGTCGCATACTCAAGAATCTTCATCGGCTCGTAACCGCTCCATGCGTGAGCATCTCGAGTGATGCCCCATCGAGAAGAGATTTTCCCCTTGCCTGACCTCGTATCTATGCTCGGAGTAAAGAGCATTACTTCCCGACCTTTTCTCTCGTAGCTTGTAGCTGTTTTGAGAAGCTCGAGACTCTTTCCTCCATCCATCGGACAATATTTGAAATAGAGATTCGCCATCATGTTTCCTCCTTTTCGCTCCGATTCGAAGCGTTCTCCCAGATTTTAGCGAATGCGGTCTCCATATCGGGACATAAAAAAAGAGCCCCGAAGGGCTCAAGAACGCAAAAAAGACGAGCCGAAGCCCGTCCTTATACTGATTAGTCTATAATTTGTTAGTTGGTTCGGTTTCTTCATTACCCGTACCATTACATCCCGTGCAAGTATCTAATCCGTTATATCCTTTTCCGTTGCAATGTATACATGCCATTATTTCATTCTCCTTTTGTCTGAATACGTGTTTTTTTCATATGGAGGAGAGCCGAAGCCCTCCGTTTTATATTGCTATATTTGTTATTACGATTCTATTCGGAACTATTTCGATATCATATCGAAGAGCTATGCTCACTTCGTCGATTCTGGAAGCCTGCGGAAGCTTGACTCCCTCGTCTATCATCATGTTAAGGATATCCCTTGCCGCCTCGATTGCGTCTGCCTCATCGCTGCCGACCGTAGTCGCAGGAAGTCCCATCCTTATTAAGTCGGGGAATTTGACAGCGACTTGCTCTTCGTCCTTTGTCGGGTGTTTCTCCCAATATAAAACCGCAGGATATTCGATTTTCTTTTCGCTCATTAATTTTCGTCCTCCTCGTATTCCTCGTGTCTGTCGATAAACTTATTATAACCGTATTGCCTTTAATTGTAAAGTGAGAAGTGATATACTTTATAAAGGGAGAGAGAGTCGCAATCCCTCTCCCCGTCAATCTTATTTGAATGTCAATCCCGATTGTGTTTCGAGCTCGTCGAGTGGTCCTCCGTAGTATTCCTTTTGACCTCTTCGAATCGCTGTTCGTCTCCCGTCGGGATGAATCCATTTCTCGTGCTTCGCTCCTTCGTGCTTGATGAATCCTGCTTTGCGAAGTTGCTTTTCGATTGCTTTCGTTTTAAGTACTCGTCTTGGCATCGCCTTCACCTCCTTGTCGACTTGTCGACTTGTCGTCCCTGTCGACTACTTAATAATAACATGATACGGATTACCAGTCAATAGTATTTCGAAAAAAACTTCGAAATATTTTTTTCGTTGACAAGATTTCCGTATACATGATAAGATAACCGTATCACATCGACAACAATGATTCGTCGAGAATACGGAGGACATACCATGAGTGAGAGGCATGTACAAAAAACGATCATGACGGTCGACCTTTTGCCGATTTTACAAGAGCGTAAAATATCGCAAAGGAAATTCGCTGAAATTTCGGGGCTTCGGTACGCTACTATAAACGAACTTTGTCAAGGGAATACGCAATTATTGAATCTCGATAATATATGCATCATTTGCGAAGTCTTAGACTTGAATCCGTGGGACATCGTTCATTATCGCCCTATGACCGAAGAAGAGGTCGCAGCGAAAGAAGAGGATTACAATAAAAAACAAAAAAACTGGTCGGCAGCTAACAAGAAAATTGCTGCGGCTGTCCATAAAAAATAAGACGGGAGCTATTAAAGCCCTCGTCTTTTTTCGTGTATTCGATATACTCTTTCGGCTGAGTTCATTACATCGGGAAGATGCGTCGGAAGGTCGAAGCCCGAGCTCCCGTCGAATCCTTCGTACTCTTTCGAGTATACTGCGGCTCCTGCCTCATCTGGGTATTTTACTTGAAGCTCTGCGAGCTCCTTGCTCCACGCATCGTATAGATGGTCGTCGATGATATTTACATTTTTACGATAGTAGAGGTAAGAGTGAACGAGAATTTGTCGTCTCCGTCTCGATATGAGCTCGATTACTTCGTCTCTCATATATCCTCGGGGTCCTCATCTCGAATAAATAACTCCTGTTTATACCATGCTTGAATTACCTTCTCGACTTTTATTAACTCGTCGATCGTGCAAGACCTTCCCGCATAGCGATTGCCTCGTCCCCATATAGTGAGCTTTTGTGTGTCGAAGTCAAAGCTCGAAGGGAAAGCTCCTCCGTTGATTTCGATACTCCTGCCCCCGTTCATGATTCGAGTCGGACGCAAACATGTTTCTCTTAATAATGCGATGAGATGGTCTCGTTTCTCCCTCCACTCATTCGGCTTTAGTTGGTCGATTGAAATTGACATTCCGCTTCCTCCTATCGTAGATTTAATCTGCTCGGCTTCTCTTGTCTGCGTTCCTCGATTACTTTCTCGACATAAGCCGTACACTGTCCGCATACACCGTTTAAGCGTCCTTCTTCGTGTCTGATAATCATTTTTTCATCTGTGCAAGTACGGCAAAATTTGTTCGTCATGTTGTTTATTCCTCCTCGTTGTTTTTGAGCTTTCGCCCTTCTATCCGTTTAGCGTCCGAGTTCTATCTTTCGGGACAAAAAAAAAGAGCCCGAAGGCTCCTTTATGCTTTTTCGTAAGTTCTCTCGAAAGTCTTTTTCGGGATAATCCAGATATCGGAACTATCTCCTTCGTTCTGGACTTCCCTGTCTCCATTCGGCAAGACTCGAAGTACTTCGATTAGTTGTTTCTTTCGATACTTTTCCATTAAGCTTCCTCCTTTACTTACCGTTTTTTATACATAGGACAGCGTGATTAATCGCCATTCCGAGAAGCATCTCGTCCCTTTGGTCTATCGCCATATGTGGGAATACTTCTTTTAGTGTTTTTTTAAAGTCCTCGAGTATCTCTACGTTATTCAAGACGACTCGTCCTCCTTTATTTATCGAGTACGTATTCTCGGAACTCGATTTTTTCGTCGATTTCTTCTTCCGTCATTTCGTCGAAGTGAGAAAGAGGGACAAAAGCTCCCTCCGTCTCGTTGATTAGGTGTATGAGGTGACGTATTTTCTCATCCCTGCTCATTACATCATCATTCCTGCGATTGCTGCTGATAGCAAGTTCGCAAGAGTCGCAGCGATTACGGCTTTCATGCCTAGCTGAGCGATTTCTCCTCGACGGCTTGGAGCCATAACTCCCATACCTCCGAGTAAGATTCCGATTACTGAGATGTTAGCGAATCCGCATAGTGCGAAGCTTGTTACGATTGCCGATTTCGGGTCCATGTCTCCAATAACGGGACCGAAGTTCGAGAATGCTACGAACTCATTCGCTACGAATTTTTGACCGATGAAGCTTCCTGCTTGTACCGCATCATGCCACGGAACACCTGTGATAAATGCGATTGGAGCTAGTACGTATCCGAGAATCTTCTCGATTGATAGATTCTCTAATCCGAATAGTCCTCCGATGCCGCCTACGATACCATTCGCAAGAGCTAGTAATGCGATGAATGCTAGGAGCATCCCTGCGATATTAAGTGCTAGTTGAACTCCTTCTGACGCTCCTTTAGAAGCTGCATCGACGAAGTTTACTGCATCCGACTTCGGAAGCTTAATATCTTGTTTTGCCTTCGTTGTTTCCGTTTCTGGAATGAATAGCTTTGCCATGACTAATCCCGCAGGAGCGGCCATGAATGAAGCTGCTAGAAGGTATTCGATCGGAACTCCTAAAAGTGAATATCCGATAAGGACTGAGCCTGCTACTGATGCGAGACCGCCTACCATTGCAGCGAATAACTCTGATTTCGTAAGCTTCTCGAGATAAGGTTTAATCACGAGCGGAGCTTCCGTAGGTCCGACGAAGATGTCGGCTGTTACTGAAAGAGCTTCGACTTTCGATACTCCTAGAAGTTTCGCAAGAGCTCCTCCGATTGTTTTAACTAAGAATTGCATAATACCGAAGTAATATAGAATCGAGATTAGAGCCGAGAAAAAGATTACTGTCGATAATACTCCGAAAGCCCATACGAACGGGATATCGGGATTCTGCGTGATTCCGCCGAAAAGGAAGTTTACTCCTTCTTGAGTGTAGCCGAGTAACTTATCGACTCCGTTTCCTATCGCTTGAACTACTTTTTGCCCTACCGTTGATTTTAGAACGATGAAAGCAAATACGATTTGAAGTAGGACTCCGACTCCGACTGTCCTCCAATTAATCGCCTTCCTGTTGCTCGATAATAGGATTGCTAGTCCTAATAGTGCGACGATGCCGCCTATTCCCCATAAAACGTTAATCATCTTCTTTCCTCCGTTTTCTTATTTGATTTTTAGAAGGAGCCGAAGCTCCCTCGTCTTTTTGTTTAGCGTCCTGCTGCCGAGTTCTGGGACATTTAGTATTGAATTATCTTTCGATCGAGCTCGTTAAGAGCTGCGTCTACTTGACGAAGGACCTCGACTGCATCCTCCGGACGTGTGATGTCGATTTTATCCGCATCTATTACGAGAACTTGAGACTTGTCGTAATGATTGAAAACCCAATCATCATAACGAGAGTGAAGTTCCCGCATATAGTCCTCGAGTTCGGGATTATCCTCGAATTGCTCAAAGGAGCGGCCCCGCTGCTTAATGCGGCTCTCTATCGTTTCGAATGAAGCTCGTAGGTAGATAAATAAGTCCGGACGCTTCTTCGGAGTATCTTCGAGATTCTCGACCTCTTCGAGCATGTTCTCGAGTAAGTCGACATAACATTCGTATTCTGCGGCTGCCATGTTTGGCTCGTAGTATTTGCCCGTTACCTTCCCGAAGTATCCCTCTGCATTTAAGCTTGCGAAGAGTGAATCCTCGTAGATGCTCCTGTCGAGGACGTTGTTTCTGTGTCGCATTGCTCTTTTTATATCTCTGAATCGAGTGTTTAAAAAGTAGACTTGAAGCGGGAAGGCATATCTCGACTTGTCTGCGTAGAATAATTCGAGTAGTCGATTATCGTCGACACTCTCGAAGAATGCCTCGCTCCCTAGATGCTTGCTTATTAGTTTTGTATAAGATGTTTTTCCAGCTCCGATCATCGCTCCGATAACTATCACGGAATCTCTCCCTTTCTGCATGTATTAGCTCCCCCTTAGAAAATGAGCTTATTTTTTATTAAGTGTGTGAGTATGATTGCACATGCGTCCGAAGCATCGTCGCTCTCGAATACATACTCCTCGTCGAGTCCGAGGATAGCTCGAACATTTTCCTCGACTTCGTCTTTCGATGCCTTGCCGTACTGTGCGATAGTGGACTTAATCGCTGTCGGACTATACTCTTCGATATCGTAATCCTTGAAAACGATGTCCGAGACTCCGATACTTTTAAAGATTGCTTGTGTCGCTTTTGCGAAGCGGGAGAATCCCTGCTCTCGAATCACTTGCCTAAAAGGTCCGTATTCTGCCGAGATTGCTCGCATTTTTGAAGCGATCTGATAAAGCCGTTCTCCGTGTCTCTTCTTCGGATTCGTTCTCGCTCGAGTAGCGATAAGGAGCGTCGGGAGCCCCTTTTCTACTGCGATCGCTGCGATGCCTGCCGAGCTGAGACTCATATCGAGTCCGAGATATACGTCTCTATGCGACATCATTTCGGACCCCCCTTCGTTTGTGCTCTTGAAGGTCGATCTTCGTCCTGCTGCGGTTATTCTTCCGAAGCTGCTTTCGTTCTTGCTTGTCGGCTCTATCCCAATCGGGACGGAGCTCGTAGAGGAACCGTTCGGACTTATGCATCTTTTCGGACCTCCTCGATGAACTCAAGGGCCTCTTTATAACTCGACTTCTTCCATTCTGGAATACTCGAATTGATGTAAGCCTTCGCCTGCTTCGTTACTTCTGCGATCTCTTCTTCTGATAAGGAGAGAATACATGCCGTTTTGAAGTTATTGAACGTCCATTTTTCGAGGTCTAGTTTCGGAGGGAATCCCGTGTTAATCGACTCCATTACATACGCATAGAAGTCGAGAAGCTGAGTCCGATCTTTCTCCGTGACATGTACATGAAAGGCCCGAAGGTCCGGTGATTTCTTGTAGTCCTCTTCGCTCATCACCCATGCTTTCTTAGAGAGATTTCCGTATACGATTATGAAATCATCGAGGGGAGCTTCGGGAGTCCCGTACATAATCGAATAGTTTATACATTGCTTGACGTGGTCGATCTTCGGCTCTTTCATCGAGTATGCGGACGTTTGAGCTGCTGTCGTTTGCTTCGACTTGATCTCGAGTCCTACTCGTTTCCCTTTCTGCGGGAGATATCGTAAGATGCCGTCGGGCTGTCCGAGAATAGGTATCTTATATCCCTTGTGATCTACCCATACGATCTTTTGAGCGAACTTCTCCCATGACGGGAATAGCTTCGTATCCTTCGGGTCCTTGACGCTTGGAATCTCGATGTATTCGGGCTTATACGGAGGATGCTCTCCGAACTCCTTCTTGTAATGCTTCTCGATGAAAAGCAAGTCCTTCTGGATTAGGTCCCCGAATGCGGTCCCGATACGTCTCCATCTGCCTTGATGCGGAGGAGTTGGCTGCTCGTCTCGTTTGCTGCCGATTAGTTTCATGAAGAGCTCTCTCGCATCTGAGTTCGCAGAACTTGGCGAGAAGTATTTCGTTCCCTTCACTCCCCATGCGAGCTTAGGTTTGTGTGTCGATCTGACATCGACTTCGTTTTGTAGAATCTGAATGTCGAGGGCATCGTCCCATATTTCTTTGTGTCCGTGCCATCGGTCCATCATTGCGAGAAAGCTATCGACGAACTCGTTCGGCTCCTGCTCGGGAGTCTTTCGACTGCTGCCTGCCGCTCGTTTCGGCTTCTCGTCGAATAATGCTGTTCCGACTTTCTGTGTTAGTTTCACGTTATCGCCTCCGTACTGAGATAGGCTGTCGCCTTCTCTTCCGTTAGCGAGTGCGAGCTCTCTTTCGGGACAACAAAAAAAGGAAGCCTTTCGGCTCCCCTCGTTACTACAAAAAAAGAGCCCGAAGGCTCCTTACTCTATCCCGACGATTGCTTTCGCTTCTTCGAGTGTTTCGCATAACCATAGACGAGACTCTTTTTCTGCGAACTCCTTGCGAAGCTCTGCGATTTTCTCGTTTACGTCGCCTAACATTAAGTTATTTCTTCGATTAGAATATTTACTATATGTCGGGCTGTTGTATGAATAGTTATTATTTATATTTATATATTTACCCGTCTTTGCATTTAGCTCATCGCTTAGTTGAGCAAGTCGGACTCTTAGACTTTTCATTTCCTCGACGATTCCAGATACTCCGAACTCTTCATCTACGACCTTTTCGGCTTCGTCGTGAGTCATTTGCTGACTTCTAATCTTTGCGATTTCCTTCTTTTCCTTTTCGTTTAACATTGCGATAAGGGCTTTTACTCGCTGAGCTCCTAATACGTTTAACTTCGCCATTATTTCGACTCCCCTTCCTGTTGTGTTTGCGGCTGTGGACGTTCTACGTAAACATATCGAGCGACTGACGCATTCGCCCAAAAGGCTACTTCTTCGAGCTTCGATAATGCTTCGGCTAGTTCTCGACTATCAGGACATAGCTCGATTAATTTATAAGCATACTCTTTCGCTGTCCCTCGAATAGTCTCGTATTTCTCGGCTGATTGTGGGTCCGCTCTATGGAAAGAGAAGTTATTTTCGATTACTGCTGAGTAATGCTCCTTAGTTTGCTTGTTCATTTGCTAACGCCTCCTCGACTTCGATGTCACTTGCTTTCTTGCGTTCTGTGAAGTTACCTTCCTTGTCGACTGATTGAACGAATGCTCCTTTAGGGATAAAGCTTAAAGGACGATCGGGCATGTCGATAACTGTATTTTGATATTCGAATCGACGAATCCCCTTCGATTCTAGTTTTTCGAATGCTTTCTTTAGGATTTCGATAGTCATTGATACATCGCTCATCGCTTGATGATGTCCTTCGTATTTGATACCTAGTCGCTCCACGACATGTTTCAAAGATGCGGACTCTGTCGGCTCTGCTAGTTTCATCATTGCACGAGTGCATAAGAAGAAGTCGGGACGTACTCCGAATTTATCTAGGAAAGATAAGTCGAACGGTGCATTCTGTACGACGACCGTAGTTCCTTTCGAGAATAATCCGAACATGATTGCGACGAATTGCTCGGGATAAGCTCCGAATAAGTCGTCCTCTGTGATGCCGGTTAGATTAACGATGAACTCCGAAAGCTCCTGCCCTTCGTTTAAAGCTGCTCGCATATTTAATCGGCCGAACTCCTTTTCTAAGTCCGTTTGAATCGCTGCGAGCTCGATGATCTGGCAACCGTTCGGGTCTAGCCCTGTTGTTTCGATATCTAAAATTGTGAATAATTCCTTCGCTGCTTTCTGTTTCATTATCTTTCTTCCTCCCATTTTTGCTTTTTGTAGTTATATATTTGAATAGGACTGATTGCCTCTACGTTGTTGATCTCTGCGACTCCGACATTACTTAAAACGAAGTGATTATTTCGTGCGGATAGCTTCGCCTTTCCGATGCTGTCGAATGGAATTGACCATATTAACTCGCCTGAATGTATGTCGACGATTCCGAACTTACGGTTACTCATTTTACTTCCCGCCATTTCTCCGATTCTTTGTCGAGATGATGCTCTACTCCTGTCGGAATGATTTTGACTTCGGCTACTACATAGCGATTGTCGGAATGATATCTGTTTTTCTCCCGAGCTGCTCGCTTTGCTCCTCCTCTATTTACGTAGACATCTCCGTGATATCTGACTTCGACTGCTCCTGTCTGAGTATTCTTAATCGCAAAGCCTTCGAGTATCTTCTCGCTTTCTGCGATGTGTTCGCCTGTCTGCGAATTTATTAACATATGACTCATCGAACGTCCTCCCATTTTTTCTTGTCCTTGTTGTATCTCGATATAGGTCCGACGATCACTGACTTAATCTCGGCGGCTCCGAACTTTTCGGGGTTTATTCGCTGCTTTGCTGATAACTTCGCATGACCGATATTATCGAAAGTCTTATCTCCTGCGATCTCTCCCGTTTCGATATTTACTACTGAATATTTACGCTTCGATGTGCTCAAGCCAATAAGCCTCCTCTCCGTATTTGAACTCATAAGGACGGCAGTTCTCGAAGTCCCATTCGCTCGGGTCGTATTCACTCATCCACTGAGTCTCGATAACTGTATCGGACTTTAGGGGGAGTGATAATTCGACCGTGTTAATCATGCAGTCCGTTATTAACTCGCATACTTCAAGTGAAAGTTCCTTCACGGGAAGCGATGCTTTTACTTCATCGTGGATAGATGCGTTTAGCTCCCATCCTCGAGACTGACATTCCTGTCGAAGCCTATTCATATTCATTTTGAGAATATCGGCTCCCGTTCCTTGAATAACTGCGTTAAAGGCCGCCCGTTCCCAATAGCCGACGAGTCCCCTTTCTTCTGCAAGAGGCTCGATCGCTTCGTTGAGAGCTTTGATATCTTCTAGGTCTTTCGCAGTTTTTGCGATCTTACGGTTTAACTTCGCTCTATCTTGATAAAGCATCGTAAGCCTTCGCTCGTTTCGTTTGACTCGAGCTGCTACTACGTTATAATCTGGGAACCTTCTCTTTCTTCCGAAGAGTGTCTCGACATATCCGTTTTTCTTCATAAAGTCTCGAATATCACGAACCATCGTTATGAACGAAGGAAACGCATCATCGAACTTCTGATAAAACATGATTGCGACTTCTTCCGATACTCCCATATTCCGAGCGAAGGATTTCATCTGCTGATCGTATGATTTCGCAAGAACTCCCGTTTTCATCATTGCTCGGGGCTTGAATCGTCCCGTCGGGTCGTATGCCTTATCTACGCAATACTTTTCCTCGAGGCCGAATACGAGCATCGCCATCGTTGTATATAAGTCCTTTCCGTCGATGAATATTTGTCGAAGTGAGTTGTCGCCATATTGCGTAAACATTATATGCCCCATAATACGAGGCTCGATTTGACTCAAGTCGGCAGCTCCGAAAACCCATCCTTTCTTAGGTTTAAAAGCATTTCGTACTCGGGTCCCGTCTCCTCTTGACGGTAGGTTTTGAAGGTTTGAACCTTTCGATATTTCCTTCGTGTTCGTCGAGATTAACTTCTTGACGATGTCGTGATAATTCTTATCCGTGACGTTTAGCATGTCGCTTCCCTCCTCTCTGGGGAGTTCTGATAGTGAATACCTCGATAAGCTGCGGCGGCTGCACCTGCCTCCTCGGGAGTTTTGAAAGAGCCGATATATTTACACTTTCCACCTACCCTTGCCGTAGCTCTGTAAGTTCCTTTAGCTTTTTGGTAAGAGACTCCCTTATATCCCGTTTTATTGTTCGCATTTGCTTTATGTCTGTTTTGTAGGTTTTCCGATTGCGTTACTACCTTGAGATTAGACTTACGATTGTCTAACGTATCTCCCGATAAATGATCGACAACGAATCCTTTCGGAGCATCCATGATAACTCGATGTAAATAAGGACGTTCTTTTCCAACCGTTGCTTTGATATAACTCTTTCTGCTGTTTACTTTTGATATATTCCACGATGTGTACTGAATTTTTGACAGGTCCTCCGTGTCGATTAAGACCTCGAACTTATCCCCGTTCTTTCGTTCAATAAAAATAACTGTTATTTCTCCTCTGACTTCAAACTTATTTTTCATTAAAAAACCTCCCTCGCTTTGTTTAGCGAAGAAGGCTTCTTTTCTGGGACATTAGTTTATTATTTTTTTCTCGGACTTGAGTACGATTCCCGCATGGAAATACTCGACGATCTCTTCTACGATCTGACTGCGAGTGAGTCTGCCGTCGAAGTGCTGCTCAAGTTCACCGAGCTTCTTGCCGACTTCGTCCGATACTGTTAGCTTTTTCATGATTTCGCCTGCTCTCTATTAAATGTTTTCGTAAGGATGTGACGCTGTGCCTCGAGTCCTGCTAGTACGATTTGATTCTCGGTGACGTCCTCTAATCCATTTTGACGATAGAGCTCTTTAAGCTCGAATATGAGTCTTTCGTACGTCATATTAGTTCGTCCTTTCTAAGATGATTTTCTTAATGATCGGAGCGATTACTCGAGAAACGCATCCTCGAAGTTCTTTCTCTCCGAACTCTGCTTCCATTAAGTCGGACTCTTCTTCGATAATATCCTGCGTAACTGCCGGCCCCATAACCTTTAAAACTCGACCCATGTCCTCGAGCTGAATTGTAGGCGGGAACTCTTTAAGAAGGATTTTCTCGACTCGAGCCCGTGTTACCGTCTGTTCTACGAACTGCATAACGACCGACTTATTTTTCTCTTTCTGCGGCCTTACTCCCATGAACTCGGAGAACTCCTGAGATACGTACTTGACGATCATCTGCGGATTTTTACGATATGCTTTCACGACTACTCCTTCGCCTCGCTCGCCTAGTTTAGATTTGCCGACGAAAGATTTTATATGCTCCTCGGAGATGTAAGGTCCCGAGTAGAACTTCGGAGCCATCGTAAGCCCTAGAGTATGAGACTCGAGCATTACGTATAAATACTCGATGAAGCCTCCCCACCCATCGACTGAGTTGTCGTAGATATCGAATAAGTAGAACTTCCCTTCGTTTTCTCCATAATCGAGCTGGTGTCGAACGAGCCATTCTCCATAATAGATAAGACCTTCCTCGAACTCTTCCACGGGTAGGGATTGCACGAATCCATAAAAGCCCCTTAGTGTTTCGGACGCATCTAGTTTCCTGTTTCGAGAGTATGCGACTAACTTGTCGCCCTCACGAGTGAAGCTCGCATTCGCTCCGTCTAACTTCTCGAAAATTACGATGTGATCTCCTTCCTCGAATCTTGTACCCTTCTTCCCGTATCTCGGGACTTTCGGATATTTTCTGATGTGCTCTGTGTTTGTGCTCTCGATTGTTGTTAATGTTGTCATAGTTTTATCGCTCCTCGAATTTAATCGAACTCGCTAGAGTTCCAATTTTTCGAGAGCAACAAAAAAGAGCCCCTCGCTTGTATTAGCGAAGAGCTCTCGTGCTTTGGGACATTAGTTTATTAAGCCGTGACTTCGAACTCTTTTAATAGGTCCGTTCTCCGGCCGTTATATCCTTGTGAAGAATAGCGTCCCGTACTTGTTCCCGTGGAGTTCCATTGACAGTGGAATCGACCGTCTACATCGAGAGCCTCGGGGATTTTACGAACGTAAGTCGAAAGCAGCTTCTCATATGCTGCGATCGTTGCGAGAGGTTTTAAGCTCTCCTCATCCTCGTAATACATATCGAGAACGGCTGCGGCAGTTGATCGAGTTTTTCCTCGTTGAACTCTCGGAGTCTTATCTTCGATTTGAAGATAGTCGTATATTAAATATCCGATGTGAGAGTTGTTTGTGAGCTCGAATGCTTCGATCATAAATGGAGAATCCTTCTCGTCGAGAGAGATTTCCGATAGCTGCTGCATGTATCTGTTCTTTTGGTCCTGCGTTCCTGTGTATCGCTTGAGATGCGTTTTGTCTTGATCTTCTAATTCTTTGAGAATTTGCTTTTGCTTTTTGATCTGAGCTTCGAGCTTCTCTTTTTTCGCCTGTTGTTTCTTCTTCCATCCGTGAATCTTTGTACCGTTGATCGTCTTAGACATCTGATATAAGAAGTCCTCATCGATCTTGTACGTAGAGAATAACTGCTCTTTCGCATCCAGAAGCTTTTGCTCGAACTCTTCCTCCATTGCTGAGAGCTCTTTTAGTGAAATATTGAAGCCTGCTCGGGCCATAAATACGTCTGTCTCGGGAAGATGCGAGTCGATCTCGGCATAACATTCGAGAAGTCGATTCGTCTTTTTCATTGTTTCGAACTGCCATTCGAATAGATACCATCCGTAATAAACGTCCCATATCGCATAGATTCCGACTACCATCGTGTTAAACGGTGCGGGAGAGCCATTTCCGAAAAGGTCCTCGAAAGTATAGATTTCCTTTTCTCCTACTTCCTCGATATATTTTCCGTATTTCTGCATTAACGGCTTGAGTCCGTATCTGTCGAGATGCTCTGTCATGATTTTCATTGCGTCGAGTGTGTCCCATCTCATACCCTTAATCGAATAACCGTCGTTCTCTGAGATGTGTAAGTCATAGCGAGCCGAACCCATATGAAAGGTCTTGCCGTGCATTCCTGCTGATAGATAAGGCGAGATTGCTTCGATTACCTTCGATCGTGTGAGCTGATCGTCTCCCTTTTTGAACGCATATTCCTCGGGGATATGTTCGAAGCCCTCGGCTCCTCTCATGTCGACATGTCCATATGCGAGATAGAATCCTTCCTTGAGAATCGGAAGCCATATCGAAAAGCCGATCGAAAGGTCCATATAAGAGTCGATGCCTGTTCCCTCGAAGTCTCCTGCTGTCATGGATTGAACTCCTAGAACCTTGAATCGGTCCTTCCATTCGATCGCTTGAGCATTGACTTCGTCTCGGATTCTCTGGACGACACTCGGGAGCTGCTTATCTCGAGTAATGACGTAGAAGTTTTCGGGCCTATTTCCGATCACGTCTGCGATTCTTTGCTCTCGGATGATCTCCTCGTTTGCTTTTTTAAGCTGCATCCCCATCGAGAGAACTTCGCCCTTATTGAGCTTCCCTTCTCCGAGCCTGCCGATCTTTCCCGAGAAATATCCGTCTCTCGCAAGAATAAAGAGTTCGAGCTCCTTGTCGTTGAATTTCATTTGCGACACTCTATCGAATGCCTCCTCGATTGTTTCCGAAGCATCCTTCTTCTTTGCCTTTGCTGCTGCCGCAGCTTTTCGCTTGTCCTCGGAATTGTCCTGTCCGAGTGATAGATTATTGAACGATAATTCTAGTTTCATTCGATCGTACCTCCGTCGAAAAGAATAATATAGTCCGACATGAAATTGACTACGATGTCTCCTCCGATATCCTCGTGAATTGTTCGCAAGATATCGAAGTAAGTCCCCTCGTCATTGCAGAACTCTTCTTCCTCGACGATCATATTCATAATGACGTTTTCTTCCCCGTTGTCGCCGAAGAATCTTTCCTTTATTACGTTCCAGACTTCCGATTCATCGAGCGATAACTTCTCGGAAATAAAGCGGATTAAGTCGTCCCCTTTATACGCTCCTATGATCTTAATGTTTTGAGTTTGTATGTTCATGCGATCTCCTCCAATATAAAATAAAAAGCCCTACGCATTTATTAGCGTAAGGCTTCTTTCGTTTGGGACATTATTCCCCTTCGTTCATCATTTCCATAGCATCGCTGTATCCCTGCCAGTTATCGACTCCACATGCTTCTAGGCAGTTTAATTTCTCTCTATCCTCAAGTAAAGATTCGTACTCTTCCCTTGAAATAGTTATCGTTTTTTCCCCGTTCATTAGAAAACCTCCTTTGTACTCCGAAGTAATATCCATTTTTCCCCGATGTTCTTAGGAGTCGCCCAATATTCCTTAATCTCTCGATTTTCGAATACATAGACATTCTCTCCGTGAACTCCGATGATATAATCGACATCGCTCTTCGGGTAGATTTCTCCCTTTCCGTTTTTGGCTTGAACTACTATCGCATTCCGATCGGGTCTTTCGATTGCCGTCTTTACTTGATAATACTTCGTTTCTCCTGTTTTCGGATGCCTTGTCGAAAGGTCGTATGTCTCCGCAGCTAGAGGCATAGATACCTCGTACCCTACCGACATTAAGGCAGCCGCAGCGAGAAGCTCGTTTTGCTTCCCGACTGCGATTGTATGATGTGCGATCTTAGAATCCTAAGTTCGGGTCTTTTTCTTCGCTGCTGCCTTCGCCTTCTTCTACTCCGATTCCGATGCGAGATACATCGAATCCGAATTTCGTAAGGTCCTCGATTTGCTGATCTTCGCTCGCTACTGAAAGAACTTTCTCGAATAGCTCCTCATCGAATGAGATGCCTTTCTCGACTGCAAGGTCGAAGTTCTTTTTCGCTTGAGGAGTCATGTCCTCGTCGTCGACGATGATGTCTAGGGAAACCGTAGTTCCTTGTCCTGAGCCTTCTTTGCCGATAGTGAATGCGAACTTGTCCGCCTTTGTTGCGTTCTTTTTAATCGAAGTGATGATCTGCTTCGCCTGCTTTTTCGTTAAGTCGATGATATAAGGAACGGGCTCCCCATCATCTAAGCCGATAAAGCCGATTAGGTATCGCTCTTTCGCTTTTAACGAATACGCTTCGTCTTTCTTAGCTTTGACTTCGTCCTCGGAAGCTCCTGCTTTTTCCATTGCTTCGGCTTCTTTGTAAAGGACATCGACTGCCTTGTCGTATAAGTCGGGAACTCCTGCTGCTTTCGTACATGGTGTCGTATAGAATACTTTGTATACGCTGTGAGCGAAGTACATTACGAAGTTATCGGGAACGATCTTCACCGTGTAGCTTTTGCCACTAGAGAACGACTTTAATACTTTGGAATAGTCGACCTTTTCTGCTGTTGCTGCGTCTGCTGCTTCTTGACCTTTTTTTGCGATGTAAGACATTAAACATCTCTCCTCATTGTTTGTATTTGACTTTTCAGTCTCATTGCGGGCAAGCCCAATAACGAGACACAATTTAAGGAGAAGTAGCATAAGCAAGGGACGGAGAGCTCCCACGGGAAGCCATTCGGTCGTACACCGTGATATTTTCCGTCCTTCTATTTGTTTAGCGTTTATGTTTTATCTTCTGGGACATGAGATTTTATTTCTTTTACGGCTTCTTGCGTTTCCTCATCGAGCCAATAATCCCCCGCCCAATCTGCCGCAAGCAATACGTCTTGGAGTTTCTTTTTATCGACTGTAATCGTTATTTGTTCGCTCATAGAAAAGCCACGGCTCCTTTCGCTACTTTTGATCGCTTCGCCCTCGACGCATCGTACTCGGCTTCCTTGTAAGTGATAGAACGACGAACCCATTCGATCTCAGACTCTTTCACGTTCATTCCTTGAATCGGGGCAAAGTGTTCGAGCATATTTAGCTCGATATTTAGTGCGAGAATCTCTTCTTGTATGCGAGATTCCTCCTCGTGCAAGCGAACCAGATAGTCGGAAATAATATCCTTGACCTCATTTCGGAGGTCCTCATCGACGTTCTCTCGTTCATATATCGTAATAACTACCGCATCCACTCGGTCGACTACGAATGCAACTCTCCGATGAGCGAAGAGACGATCGACTTTCCCCGTCTCCCCGACGATCTCGCTTATAAAAGTAGACTGTCGGAGTCTTTCTTGTACGTGAATCCTCGCTTCGTGCCTATTAGTGAATCCGAATATTTTTATCGCTTTGTCGATTGCGTGAGGAGTGACGAATATAGACATCCCCTCGAATGCTGCCTTGCTAAGTAGCTCACTCGTATTCGTCATATTACATCACCTCCGCTGCTTTTTCGTACTCGTCGACGAATGAGGCCATATCTTTTCGGAATCGGAAGATGAATTTCCGCATAGAATCGGAGTTCCCGCCCGATTCTGCTGCGATTTCCTCTGCTAATTCTGTGAAGTTGATTTCCTTCTCGTCCATAAAACGAAGAAGTAGTTTGCGACGTTTCTCGTCTGTACCGAATTTTTCGAATAATGCTGCTACGACTTCGGACTTTTCGATCTGCTCTTCGATGAAAGCTTTTTCGTCTGTGAACTGAACGACTGATTTGCTCTCGCCCTCACCCTCACTCCAAGCCGTAAGCTCATCGTAAGAAGCCTCATTTTTTGAATAGCTTGTACGACGTTTATAAAATTCTCTCGTTGTTCTTTCGAATGTTCTTCGAACAAGTGCCTCGAAGTCTCCCTTTCCTGCCGCATATGTAAGCGTACATTCCATTAATCTCTTGCGAAGGCGACGCTCGAAGGCAGTCGAGCCGTTCTCGTCTTTCGTTTTATTGAAGTTTGGTCCGTGCTGATCTTGCAAACTTCGAATAATTCCGTCGAACTCCATCATTAAGTACCACATTGATTCCGTGTAGTTCTCTTCGTGTAGGCTTGTCCCTGCTGCTTTTAATGTTTGAGTGTCTGCTTGTGCTTTGATTGCTAGTGCGTTAATTTTTTTAGATTTAGTCAACTTGAAAACTCCCTTTATTTTTTTGGTTTAAGACCGTTCGAATCGGGTAAAGTAATGAAACGGGATTGAAACGGGCTTACATGGTTTAGCTCATGGGTGTGAATGTCTGGGACATTGATTTTTTAAAAACTTTTAAAAACCCTTAATTTTTTTTGGAATTAGTCGGCATGAAGCGAATATTTTTTTCGAATTTCGTTTTGGACAAAAAAAATAGGTCGAGAGATAGGTTAGAACCGAATTACTAGGCTCTAACGCTCCCCCGACCTTGAGTAGAACGAACTATATTAATTTGATAATGTTATATTCGAATAGTGAAAAAGGACTACGTTCTTTACGCTATATCGTAAAAATATACGGTTAATCGTATAAATAGAACACTCGTTCTCTTGTCTTTATATACGGATTTTTGGTAGTATTGCATTACAGCAATAATTCTGTTGTCAAAAGATGTAACATGCCCCAAAAAAAGGACATAGTTATCCCTTTAGGTATATGAATTGTTCAATACGAAAAAAACCATGACGAAATAAGCATCGCCTATCTTCGAATTTTTCGAAGGTTAGGCAACGCAAATACACCGAAAAACAAAAGAAATGCAAGTGAGCATCCGTTCGATCTTTGGTCGGGGAGAACGAATACTCTAAAAGAATGCAGATATCAAACTTTGGTCGGGGAGATATCGCATTTACGGTCGGTTGTGTTGCTACTGCTGCTCGGAATGGTTTTATTTTTTTATTCAAAAAATTAAGCGTTCGGAGTGGTTAAGTCCGTTCGCCCATTGCTTCGTCTATATTTTTTTGATGCGATATAATCTCGCAGATTATAATTTTCTTGTTTTATCGACAATTTTCATCGGTAAGATTAACTATACACGGAAATTCCTGTATTAGCAAGTGAATTTTTAGCAATTATAATCCGCTAGGTTAATGTAATATATTCCAGATTTCACGGTCATATTTTCCGCTTTACTAGGTATGTGGGTCTAGGTTATTATTAGAGTCTTGCCCCATGTTTTGAGATAACTTCGGAGGGGTACTAATGGAAGAATCATTCAAGAAATTCGGAGACTATTTATTCGAACTTCGGATGCTTAAAGGAGTAAGTTTAGTCGAATTAGGACGTTCGATCGGTATCTCTGCGAATCGTTGCAGCGAGCTTGAGCGTGGAGTTAACAAGAAGGTCGGAGACGACATCGTTCGTAATCTTGCTATTTATTATGATGTTCCCGAGGAAAGACTTTTCACGTTGCTAGGTCGTGTTCCTCTAGCGATTAAAGAACAAGTTTCGGAATCTCCCGAGCTTGCCCGCCTACTTGCCGACATAGCAGCGAATAAAGACTTGTCGCCCGAGAAGCGAGAGCTTATGATTTCAAAGGTCCGCAGCTACTATGAGAGTCTCGTCAATGATGATTGAGAGGACGTATGTTTATGAACGATTTTATCGTTGACATTTTTAACAACTATCACCATGCGGTCTATGCAAAAAACCTTTTCATCGGATTAGGTTTCTTTTGTGTAGGTTTTTTGGCAGCCTTTATGTTATTCGCTTGGATGACACGAATTTCTAGGTATGATAGGGACATGGATGTCAAAATAATGAGGATTAAGCAAGGGAAAAAACGATTGTACGTCGGGAACCCTCGCAATATTTCCGAACTGCTTCAAAGTTTTTTAATAATGGTTTTGTGGGAACTCCGTGCCCCTTCCTTAAAAAACCGGAATGCCATTTATTATGAGGATGCTCGATTATCAAAGTTTACCGTTCATATCTTAGTTATAATTTCAATTGTATTTGTTATTATCGCTATATATTTGACCTTTACTTCGATGAACTCGGGAATGGTTCACAATGATTAAATAAAAAGAGACGGAAAGCCTACCCGAAAAGGGAGAAGCCGACCGTCTCTCTTTTATTTATCGCATCTTGTAGAATCGAGTTATCTTTTACGTCGTTCGCATCCTTGTATTCCTTCGGAATCTTTGCGACTGATAATCGAATATTGAATTTCGATAGTTTCTCGATTGCCTGTGCTTTTAGAACTTCCCCCACTTCGTCGTTATCTGCGAGGATTATTACTTCTTCGATGCTGCTTCGAGCAATAGCTTCGGCCTTCTCATCGGAAAGCTTTGCCGTTCCTGCTGCGATGCCTGCAATGCCGAGGCAGCTTCGAATATACATAGCGTCGATCTCTGCTTCCGTGAGAACTGCGACTTTTGCTTCTTCTTTGTTTGCTACGTTGAGCCCGAAAACGAGCTCGAGTAAGGGATACCCGTCCTCCTCATAGAAGAATATTTTCGAATCTGTACGTCGATACTTGATATTAGCGAGTCTCCCATCGGGGAAGTACCACGGAATCACGACGGCATTTCTTTCTGAATCGTATTTGATTCCGTAAAGCTCCTCCACGAAAGGAAGTATTCCCCGTCCTGCCAGATAGTCGCAGGGAGGCTCGTATTTACTCAAACGATCGTTCGGTAGTGCTCCCCTTTTCTCCCATATTCTGAGCCGAGAGAAGTCGACTGCGAGCTCGTCGTCCTCCGTGTATTCCCTCGCATAAACTGAAAGAAGATATTCCTCCGTCTCGAATTGAGTCTCGTTTCGTAAATATTGAAGAAGTTGGATGAACGAACCTTTTCGAAAGTCGCCCGTACCGCCCGAATCTCCCCACGAGCCCGCCTTCGCTGTGGCCGTGTCATAGAAATACACATAGAACGAAGGACTCGAATCGTACCGAAAGGGACTGTTTGCGATCAATCGCTCGGGGAGCCATCGAGCCCGATGCCATGTGTACTCCGATATTTCTTTCTCGATGTCGACTTCGACATTAAACTCCCGAACTTTGATGATCGCCATTCCGATTCCCCCTTAATCTTCTTCGTCTGAGATAGATACTTCGAGGTCGAGTTCTGGATTTTCTACTTCGATTTGGTCTGCGATGATCTCTTCGACTACGCTTTCGGGCTGCATTTTGCCGTTATACATGATATCCCTTTCGCTGCATCCCGATAAGATTGCGATTAATCCGAGTCCTACTCCTGCGGCTGCTAGTCTCTTTTTCATTAAATCATCGCTCCTTCGAATCTATTTCGTGCCATTTTCTCGAAGTCATAAAGCATAAGTTCCGTCATGCTGCCGACGAACGCATGTAATGAATCGCTTATCATAAGATTCATTCGGTCGCTTTCCCATCCTTCAAAAAGTACTACACAAGGAATACGATTTGCATACGCATACCCAAGCTCCCACATAGTACCCTCGTCTTTTCCGTTATAAATAGCGACGACTATATCTGCTTTGTGAATGTTCGTTACATCATTTGCGAATACTGCTTCTCGCCATTCTTTCGATGCTGGCTCTAATCCTTTTAACTGATTAAGTCTCGGGCTCCATACTTTCAAACCTTGATCTTCTAAGATTTTTTCTACTGTTGATACTCTTCTGATCTCCTCTGCGTTGAAGAACGGAGCTGCTAAATATACTTTGATATCTTTTTTCATGGTTTAATTTCTCCCTTGTCTTATGATTTCGATTAGTTCGATATGGAACTTTCGTTTGATTTGCTCGTTTATTAATTCTTGAATGACTTTTTTATCGCTTTTTATTTTGATCTGAGCTTCTCTCCGAGCGATCTCTTCGTCTATGACTTTAATCGCTGCGGAGATTGTCTCGATTGGTGTTTTCATTAGAAGCCCTCGGCTTTAAGAGTGTCGTCCTTTAGCATCGAGGCAGCTTCCTTCCCTGTCGGAACTTCCTTAATGATTCCGTAGTTCGGCAAGTATACGAGGTCTATCTCGATTCCTTCTCCCCCGTTACGGCCTTTCCCGAGAACGACGACTCCTTCGCCTTGTGTCGCAAGAGTGTCGACTCCCACGAGCAAGGACGCATCCTCAAGGAGCTGTTTCGTTTTCTTTACCTCGGCTCTTCGTGGAGCTCGGATACCTCGGACTCCTGCTCGATCGAGTTCGTCTTGAGTTTCCTCGGCCTGAGTAATTGCGTGAATAACTGTTTTCGTTCTGCCTGCTAGATGTCGAAGCTTCTTCGATGTCTGAGCTGCTGCTCCTCCGTTTGTCCCGTCGACGTTTCGCTCATAGTCGAGATAGTAGAACGGGTCAATCAAGACGACATCTGCTTTCGTTGAAATGATATCTTCTTCGAGCTCTGAGAGTCCTCGTTTATGGAAGTCCTCATCGTCGATGCCTCGAACGATAATCGTCCCCTTTACGTTGTCATTAAGATTCTTCAAGAACTCCTCGAAAGACACTTCGAAAGTCTCTCCTAGATTCCCCATAAGAAGGGCCTTGTTTTCGAATCCTGCTTCGAGGTCGACTCCGTTAAACTTAGTCGAGAATACCCCTTGTCCTGCTGATATGATCGAGTAAGCCCTAGCGAATACTTCGTACTTAGACATCTCCATCGCCCAAACAAGAACGGTAGCTCCTTGCATTGCTGCAAAGATTGCTTCTGCGAGTGTGACTGCGGACTTTCCTCGTCCTGATCTTCCGTACCATACGATCATTGAGGAGCCCATATAACCCCCGACTTCTTCGTTAATGGTAGATAGGAAGCTCTTCCAGACTTTGAAGCTCTCGCCTTCCTTACGTCGCTTAAACTCCTCTAGGAATGATTCTGTATCTTTCTTTAAGTCTGAGCCGACTACGTTGCGGACTGTGTGTTCCCGCATTAATCTGTCGGCATCTTGTTTCACCCATTCGAGGAAATCCGCTCTTTCTTTGCTGCTTGCACTCGAGAACTTCGGTCCGACTTGAGTTTGTAACCATTCAAGAGTGCGGACTCCGAGCGATAGCTCCTTTACTTCTCCGACTAAATAGTCGTAAGTATCTGAGGTCGGCTCGTAGTTGAGCCCCGTCTCTTCGACTACTGTTAGATAGTCGGGAGTCTGCCCTCGATTTGATTCCGAATAATTACGGATGAACTCGAGAGCTTTCTTTTCGACTTTCGTCGTGAAGTGATGCTCTTTTAAATTGAATCGCTTGATCGCTGCTGCGTCCTGCATGTCGAGCATTTTCGATATTAACTTTTCTCCTGCTCTACTCATTCAAATAACCTCCTAAGCCCTTCGATGATGAAGTGCAACCATGCGGAAGCTGCTAGTAAAACGAGTATAAAGAACGAGTAAAGGAAGATAGTGTCCTTCTTCTTGTCGTATCCTTTTTTTCTCATCGACCGAACCTCCTATCAAGAACGAGCTCATATCCGAGCCAATAAATGATGAAGTATCGACTTGTCGTGTATATGCGTGGAAATATTCTCATCGTCTAAAACCTCTCTTTGATTCCCCGACGAATGGTATTTCCATCGTCATATCTCGAGTTCGGTCCCATACCTGCTTAGAGTAGATAATCTCGAGCTCGGAAAGTGGCTGATTCGACGTGTAGACGGTCGGGAGCATTTCTGTATTTCTATGGTTTAATAGTCTATAAATATCGTCCGTGAATCTCTCTGAGCTTGATCGAAGCCCTATATCATCCAGAACGAGAAAGTCTACTGTTTTCGCAGCTTGTAAGATATCGTTATATTCTCGAGCTGCTGCTTCGGCAAGGTCCTTCGGCATATTAGGTCGGACCGATTCCGTGTACTGTGATTGAAGCTCGTTAAGTCCGATGAAAAATACCGGACGACGCTTCGGCTTGAGTCCTCTTATAATGCTGCCGACATAGTGTCGTTTGAGATACTCGGATGCGATCGCTGCTGCTGCGGTTGTCTTTCCTGTCCCCGTGTTCTTGCTCCATAAATAAAGACTCTTGATTCGGTCCTTTTCTGGAAGGCCTGTCTCGAACATTTTTACGAAGGACTCGACATATGCGTCGATGATCGAGAATGCTTTCGCTTGATCTTTCCTTGCTGCGTTGAGTTTTACTGTTGCCGTGACATATTGCTTCGGTATGTTTGCGAGAGCCTGTCGTCCCCCGCCTCCGTTGCTACCGTGTAATGCGATGAAGTGAGGACAAAACGAATTACATGTCCCCTCGACTCCTGCGACATTACATGCGGAAGCGATGAGGCAGCGATTCTCATTCGTCATGCAGACACCGCCTCTTTTGTAGGAACGGGAGGAAAATAGACTCCGTTTATAGTTCTTCCGACGTTCTCTTCGAATGTGTAAATAGTGTTTCGAGTCTCTACCCTCACGAGTCCGTATTTACTTATCTTGTCTTGTATAGTTGTCGTTATAAGGAATCCCCCGCCGTCGAATTGAAAAAGTCCTGTGCGTCCGACCTCTGCTACTATTGAGCAAGGTTTACCGATGCACTCTTCGAATTGAGGAGACTTACCTTCTTTCCCCTTGATTCCGATTAATACGTATTGCATTCCTTTCGGCCTCCTTTAATAACTGAATGTTATGTTCTACCTCTGCGAAGCTTATTGAGAGACTATGAACCTCTCGAGCTGCTGCCTTGAGATTTTCTGCGAGCTCCTTTGTTATTAAAACCATTTCGACGCATCCTCGAGAGATATACTTTGCTGCTCTTCGGCTTGTGCCATCGCTTGAACTTTCTTGATCGCTTGAGGGAGAACTCGTTCCCGCATCCACGAATACATAAAGAAGAATGATAGATTCGGATATTGCGGACTCGGTCGGTACTCTTCGAAGCAAAGGTCGATAAATACCTTCGTTGTTTCCTTTCCGAACTCGTCGAACATTCTTTTTATGTTTTTGTTTTCTGCTGCGATATTGTTCGTAATATACGGCAGCTTGAAGCGTTCCTCGTGTAGGTCCATCATGTAATTTCGGAATGATATCGCATTCCAATCGGAGACACTTCGATTCTTCCACTCCTTAGCAGGAGCGAGCTTTTCTTTCGCCAATTTAAAAACCTCCTTTTTGTCTTTCGTATCCTTTAGCTCTTGCGTTCTTTTATCTGGGACATTATGCGAACAAAAAAAAATACGAGAGCTCGTAGAGCGACTCGTAATGTTTATCTCGTTATTATTAGTTCTCGTTAAAGATTAGTTCTTGTTAGTGTCAAGCCCACCCGACACGGCTCGAGCTGACATGGATAGGCTTGACATGGTTAAGCGATCATTCCTTCGAGAACTTCGATTGCGTATTCGATATTGTCGATCATGTGCATATCTTCTGTATTGTCGAATAAGTCGAACTCTCTTTGAGTAGCTTTTAACTTCTCTCGTTGTCGATTTATTTCGAGTTCGATTCGATACTTCGTTTCTATATTTAACATATTTCCCCTCCTTAAAAGATATCAAGGCATGATAAGGGCATGATCGTATAAACGGTATTATCGAACTTTGCTCCCTGCTGCCTATTCTTTACTCGTTTTATGATCGGCTGATCGTTCCATCGGAACTCCTCTAGTTTCTTTATACGAGCATTTGCCGTTTGCCTGCTGACTCCGAGTCTGTGTGCGATGAGAGCCTGTGACGGATAGCATTTGCCGTCCTCATCCATAAAGGCAGCTACGACACATAACGTCTGCCAAAGCTCGGCCCCTAGTGCTGCGATGAGTCCGTCGTGAACCGCATCCGTGTACATCTTTACGAAGATTCTCGGCTTGACCTTCTGCTCGCCTCCGACGATCTCGAACTCTCTCTCCGTCTGGACCGAAACGTATTTTTTAGACAATAAAAAAACGACCTCCTTCGCCTTGATTCGGGCTTCCCCGTTTCGTTTAGCGATTGAAGGTCGTTCTTTGGGACTTTATTTATAGGTTGAGCTCAAGTAATAAAAAAGACGAGAAATAAATTCCCGTCTAAAAGTTTAATAGGTCGCTTTCTTCTTCCGAAGATGCCTTCCCTTTGCTCTCAGGAGTTTCGGAAAGGACCGAGCTCGCATCGTTCATGAAGCGACGTAGTGCGAGTCTCACGATATATGCGTTAGGCTTGTCCGCTAAAAAATTAATGATATCCTTATCCTTCTCTCGATCAAGCTTTAAGTTTAACGGGAACGGCTTTTCTGCTGCCATCGTATATCCTCCTATTATTTTTTATATTTTCCGTAGATGTAAAACCCTCGAGCGTTGCTCATTTGAGGATGCTTCACGGGAACCGCATTCGGGATTTCTTCGAGTAATACCTTGAGATGATCGTACAACGCAAGAACTCCTCCGCCTGCAAAGATAGCCGCATCGTATGAATCTAAGCTCACCCTATTTTTTAATCCTGTTATGATACGTCCTGCGACGATTCTCATAGATTCTTTTTTGATATCCTCTGCTTCGTACTCTCTGCCCCCGTATTCAATGACTAAAGGCTTCTTCTCTTTCTCAGCTTGTCTAACAAGTCGTTCCATTTGTAGATGCGAAAGACTATTCTTGAGCCCGAGCTTTGTAAGCATTCTGTCGTATACGTCGAACATGGATACTCCGATTCCGAAGTGATCTACCATCTCTCCGCCTTCGAGTATTGCGACATCCGTCGTCCCGAATCCTATGTCGATAATTACTTTATTTTGACGTGATAACTTGAGCCCTTGCTCTTTCAAGCTTCCGTCCTCATTCATTAGCAAAAATGTATATGTGCCGAGTGGCTGTAAGATTGTCCGAACTTCCATAACTTCGAATGTTCTCGGCTCTTTTCCTACCCAAACGGTATTTTGTCCGAGTAATTGTCTTGCAATAGTGTC